TGCTGCCAATGTGGTTTCGAATACTCAACTGTCTAGTAATCTTGCTAATTATCAAACTACTGCTGGGTTGTCCTCTAACGTAGCCACACTTGCTGCTAATAGTGCAACTTATCTTGGTGGATCCGGTAATTTTGGTAACACCCTTGGCATTTACAGTACTGGCGTTGTTAATGGCGCTACTCTTTCCGTTGGTACTTCGTTTATTGCAAATACTTCACGTGTTGTTCTTGGAACTGCTGTTGGTCTTCAAGCAAATGGTGGTATAGGTACTACCGGACAAGTGCTAACATCAAATGGAACAACAGTATATTGGTCATCAGCAGGTGGTGGATCAGGAACCGTAACAAACATTGCTACTGGCAATGGTATGACTGGCGGACCTATCACAACCACAGGTACGGTCTCTGTTCTAGCAAATACCGGAATTGTCGCTAATGCTACTGGTGTGTTTGTGAATGCTACATATATTGCTACTATTGATGCTAACAATGCTTCGTTTTTGGGTACTGTTGCTGCTGCATCATACGTACAAAATACAGATTCGAGAGTTCTTTCTGGTAACTTGAATTTTACAGGTACTAATAACTTTTTTAATACTGGTTTGTTTGTTGGCGCAAACGTTATTGCTAATACAACAGCTTTGTTTGTTGGTAACAGCACGGCAAACTCAACTACTAATTTGACTACCGTTACAGCACATATCCAACACGCAAATAAACCAACTTTAGGATTTAATTATACTGTATCAAATACAGTTAACTCATTAATTGTTGGTCCATATCAGGTCAATACAGGATTTACTTTAACAGTCGAAACAGGTGCAAGATTGGTGATCGTATAATGTCAGAAATTCAAGTAGCAAACGTTTGGTTAAGCACAGGTAAAACTTATGGAATTCTTGGTTCAACTGCGGATGTTGTAACCATCAGAACAGGTTCATCTGATAGACTGTTGGTAAATACTAGTGTATTTTCTGTTAATGGTTTAAGCATTACTGTTGGAGCTTTATTTGTTGCAAATAGTTCTGGCACGTATGATACTATCGGCAACGTGCGTGATATAGTTAACAGCGACAAAACAGCAGCATATGTGTTAGTAGCCGCTGACAACGGCAAGATGATTAATATTACCACCGGTGGTGTCACGATTAACGGCAGCATTTTTAGTGCTGGTAACAACATAACTATTTACAACAACAGCGGAAGTTCACAGACCATAACACAAGGCACAAGCGTAACTATGTACTTGGCGGGTACTGCTACCACTGGTAATAGGACACTGGCACAACGTGGTATTTGCACCGTAGTCTGTGTAGCTGCTAACACATTCGTTATCTCTGGGGCAGGATTAACATAATGACATCGGTAGTAGGATTGATTGCATCTTTTTCAAATTCTAAAGTAGTTGATTTTACTATCAGTCCGGCTGTCGGAGGCATCTCAAGTTGGAACCTCACTACTGATGGCGCTTTGAATATAGGAACATCTGGTGAATATACTATAACGATGTCTCGCACTGTGACCGTCACTTCTAAGATGTGGGGTGGTGGTGGTGCGCCGGGCGGCGCATATACTTCAAGCTATCCACCGACAACAAGCATAGGTACGGGCGGTGGCGGCGGTTATGCTGTCGGCACTTTCCAGTTAACTAGTGGATCAACTTATATACTAAGAATTGCTCGTGGTGGAAGCAGAAACACTATTGCTAATTTGAATACGGCTGGCGCAACATATCTTTCTGGTGGTGTTCAAACAAATAATAGGGGTTGGGGTGCTGAAGGTGCAGGTTATACAGGCATTTTTGCAACAAGTGTAACACAAGGCAATGCTTGGTTAATGGCTGGTGGTGGTGGCGGTGGGTCTGATTCTGGATTTGCTGCATCTGCTGGTGCTGGTGGAGGAACAACTGGTGGCATTGGTGTAGCTACACAAGGAGGTGCTGGTGGCACCCAGTCCGCAGGTGGTGCTGCTGCTGCTTACAATGCTTCTACAGCAGGTTCCGCTCTCACTGGCGGACTGGGTCAAAACGCCGATGGTTCTCTCGGTGGTGGTGGTGGTGGCTACTATGGCGGTGGTGGTGGTAATGTTGGCGGTGGCGGTGGCGGATCTGGTTATTTCAATTCAGGAACAGTTTCATCAGCAACATTGACAGCAGGAAGTGGTTCTACACCGGGAAATAGCGCAGATTCTGATAGAAACGGCTCTGGTCAAGGTGGTTCAGGATCAACAAACGGAACAGATGGCCGTGCTATTCTTACATTCGTAAGTGCCCCGTAAATATAGTCGATTTGGTATATAACTGGTAATATTATTATATCGATATAATTGCATTTGTATAAATAAAAGAAACGCCAACAGGGAGAGTGATCTTTGGCTGACTTTAATTTCGTAGTCAAAAATGGTTTAGTAGTAAACACAAATATCGTTGTTAATTCGACAGCAATTTATATCTCGTCGATTAACTCTACATCAAATGGTGTTGTACTAACAAACAATTCCCTTACCATCGGTAACTCTTCTGTTAGTGCTGCGATCAATTCGACAGCATATTCAGGCACAGCCAATAATGCCACAAATCTCGGTGGTGTTGTTGCTTCTGGATATGTTCAAAATACTGACTCACGAGTTATGTCTGGCAATTTAAACTTTATCGGAGCCAACGTAACATTTGCCACTGGTTTTTATACTGGTGCTAACGTATTTGTTAATACATCGGCTGTTGGTGTTGGTGCCAACGTTGTTGTAAATACGACAGCGATTTTTATCGGTAATTCTGTACAAAATTCATATATTAATTCTACCGGTCTGTATGTTAATGGTGTAATTTCGGCCGGTGGTGGTTATTATAAAGGTAATAAAGGGGCTATCGGCGACCCTAACGACGTTAACAATATGTTTCGTATAAATTCGAACACAGTTTCAAATAATATTACTTTCGCTACTGGTGAAAATTCTTTGGCTGTTGGGCCAATAACAGTTGGAACTGGTAATACAATAACCGTATCAACAGGCGCTAGGGTGGTAATCGTATAATGTCAACACTTTCAGTTACAACAGTCAATTCAGTAAATGCAACTACAGATGTTTCTGTTAAATCTGCCAATACTTTGGCAGGTCAGCTAGTTCTATCTTCAGGTGGTGGTTTAAATTTAGGACCAAATTCTTCAGTTAATATTTTAGTTTCTACAGCAACTGGAAACGTTGGTTTCGGTGTATCTAACGTAATTACTATTTCATCTGGCGGTAACACCACTATTTCTGGTAACACCACTATTTCTGGCGGTAACACCACGATTACTGGTAACACCACTATTTCTGGTAGTAACACTACGATTACCGGTAATACTACATTTTCAGCTAACACTGTACATAACGGAAATGTTACTTTTGGTTCTACTGCTGGTATTATTGCTAATGGCACAATTGGTACTGCTGGTCAGTTGCTTACCTCAAATGGCACTACTGGATATTGGTCAACAGTTTCAACCAAAGGTTTAGCATTAATTGGTACATTACAGAAATCGTCTTTTGCTGACGCTACTACATACTATTTTGGGTCTCAACCACAGGCGACATTAATTACCAGTGCCGATCAAAATCGTCAATATATACCAGTTTCCGGTAACGTAACTGCGATTTACCTTTCGACTTATAATGCCGCTGGTACCCAAGGATCTGCAGAAACTTTTACTATCTATTTTAGATATAATAACACAACTGACACGACGTTCCATGGTAGCGTTGCACTTAATATGGCGTCTTCTGGTTCGTTATATTTTAGCAATACTTCATTAAATATTGCTGTTACTGCTGGTAGCTATTTTGAATTTAAACAGGTAAGCCCAACATGGGCAACTAACCCAACTAACATTATGTACAACTGGACAGTTTATATCACTTAATATGAGGTTATATTATGAATAAAAATGATGTGAAAATTTTAGTAGATAAAGAAATTAAAAAAGGTGTTACATTTGCGAAAGCTGTGCATAATGTACACGATGAATTAAGTAATAAAGAACCGTTAAAATTGGCATGTGCAAAAGGTTGTGGTTTCTGTTGTAGTCAAATTGCACCTACTTCTAAAATAGAGTGGGATGATATTGCGGAATATATTGATAAAAATAACATGCGCAAGATGATCGCCGAAAGAGGTAAAGATACTATTGTAGAATGGAAACAATACCTGGTTGATAATATGCCTGAAATTATGAAAGATAACCAGAAACCGTTTAAAGATTGGTTGGGTAAAAAACCTTGTATTTTCTTAAACAGCGAAAGTTCTTGTGATATTCATGAAGTAAGGCCAATGAGCTGTCGAGTTTTAAATAGCACAGTTAAGTGTGTATCAATGAATCAACCAGAGGCTGCTAGATTTAGATTTGATTATGAAAGACCTCTTATGGAAGTTATATGGGAAACTGGTCCATCTTTGACTTTAATCGATTTGTTTTCTAATTAAAAGGTAATAGAATGTCAACACTTCAAGTAGCAAATTTACATTTAGAATCAACTGGCAATAATAGAATTCAGTATTCTGGTACGAACACATTCAGTATCATTGCTGGTGGTAATAATTATTGCACTGTAAATTCTACGAATATGTCAGTCAATGGCTCTATCACTAGTGCAAATTTGTTTGTGTCAAACAAAACGGACAATTATACTTTGGCAGCTAATGATAGTGGCTCAGTTATTACTATTTCTAATACAGCTCTTAAGACAGTAACTGTGCCAACTGGTCTGCCTGTTGGGTTTAGATGTTTAGTATACATGTTAAATACAGGTAATGTTGTTGTTGGTAATGCCAGTGGTGTAACTTTAAATTCACGAACTGGATCATATACTTGCTCTACACAATATGGTTCAATGTCAGTATTTGTTTATACTACAAATAGTGTGATCGTCGACGGGGCTATCGGTTAATAAGGCGACACCATGGCAAATACTGTTATAATTTTAACTTCTGGTACAACATGGAAACTTCCATCTAATTGGAACAATTCTAACAATTCTATCGAATGTTATGGTGGTGGTGCTGGTGGTTTACTTCAAGGAACTGCTGGCCTTAATTATGGTGGTCCAGGTGGTGGTGGTGGTGCGTATGCCCGAAGCAATAACGTAGTACTGCCATTCGGTGTTAATATTCCAATAGCTATTGGTGCTGGTGGCACACAAGGAACTGCTGGTTCCGACACAAGTTTTAATAGTGGTGCGATTCTTGCCAAAGGTGGTTCCCAAGGTTCCGGTTATACAGGTGGTGTTGGTGGTTTAACAGCAACTTCGGTAGGTACTGTTAAATTTGCCGGTGGTAACGGTGGATCAGGTAACAGTACAGTAGCTTCTTGTGGTGGTGGTGGTGGTGGTGCAGGTGGTGCTACTTCTGCTGGTAATGCTGGTAGTGGTGGACTAACAACTATTGGTGGTGCTGGTGGTGCTGGTGGATCACCAAGTGGTGGTGCTGGTGGCGCTGGTGGTAATAGCTCCGATGGTGCTAATGGTTCTATTGGTGTTTATGCTGGTGGCGGCGGCGGCGGCGCTTTCCACTCATACGCATCTGGTGATAGTACTATATACACATTTGGTGGTAACGGTGGTCTTTATGGTGGTGGTGGTGGCGGTGCTGCTGGTTTAGCTGGACGATCTGCGGGCGCAAATGGTATAATTGTTATCACATATCAACCAACTGTTGTGAATGCATCTGAAACTAATTCATTTTTACTATTTTCTTTTAATTGAGAGGTATCATGAAAGCGGCGCTTGTAAATTTAGAAACTGGTATTGTTGAAAGTGTAATTGTAGTTAATTCTATCGATGATATTGTTCCGGAAGGTTATCAGTTGGTGGAAACTGATAACATTGTAAATATTATAGGGAAAACTGATGAAGAGTTGGCTCTTTATGAGATCATAAAAGACTTAGACCCCGATTATAAATACGATGAGATAGAAAGACCTATTCATATCGGTCAAACCAAGTGGTCAGTTACACAGGGTTTTTACGAAGAGTAAAATCATCATGTATTATGTTTTTGTGTTTTTGTTATGGACTCTGGTCGTGTACTGGTGTCATCGCCTAGTACATATACTTCCTTATTTTAAAAATATTCATGCTGATCATCACAAGCAGGTATCTCATAATACTATTCAAGGATTGAATTGGAAAAACCTGTTCTTGTACTTCGACTCGCCTAAAAGTACACTCGATCAGTGGTACACAGAAGTAATCCCTACAATCGTATTAAGCCTGTTTTTTGGATGGTGGCTCTTTGTCGTCTACTATATATGGGCAGCATTCATTCAAGAATCAGTCGAACATAATCCTAAATTTGATATATATCCTTTTCTAACAAGCGGTAGTTGGCATCTTGTACATCATATAAACAAAAATTATAACTATGGTGTGTTCTTTCCTATCTGGGATATGATATTTGGTACTTGGAAATCTCATGCCATCAGAGAATAACTGGATTTCTCATAATCTTGCAAATAGATTGAACGACCATAATTCTAATTTCGATATTACAATAAATGTGTCAAATTATCGTAAACTTGATTTTGAACAGGCGTCAAAAGAAGTTATCGAAAAACTTTATAAAATAAACAATAAAATTTATATTGGTCTTAGTGGTGGTATTGATTCAGAATATGTTTTTCGTAAATTTAAGTTTTATGATGTCCCATTTACTCCTGTAATAGTTTATAGTAAATGTTACGAAAAAGAATCATCAATAGCTTTTGACATTTGTAAAGAGTACAATATAATTCCGACTATATTAAATATTGATGAACAAAACGTTTTAATGAGATCTAAATTAGACATTAAAGATAAACTCAATAGTTTTGGTATAGGTGCTGTACCAGCATTAATTATGGCAGAATATGCTAAAAATAACGGTGGTATATACGTCAAAGCTGAACATATGATCGGTGATATAAACGATAAAGTTGCTGTAGAAGTTAACGAGTGGGATTTTTATAATGATGTTATTATCGATAATTACACATACGATTTTTTTATGTACACGCCAGAAATCGTATATTCTATGGTTAGTCAGATGAATAATTTAGATTCTCAAACATTTAAATGTAACCTTTATAAAATACCTTACAGACAAAAAATATATGCTAATTTTACAAAAATTACCAAAAGTTATGCACGTTATTTAATTACTGGTAGAAAACAAACTCCTAATTATAAGTGGGTTATGGAACCTGATGTTTTTTTAAAGAAGTATTTTGATGCATTATTATGATGTTATAAATCCAAATTTAACTTTTGATAACAGATACGATGCTATCAAATATAATTTGTCAACTAATAATGAAATAAAATTTAATTATCGAGCAGCTGAATTTTCAAAAGTTGATTGGAAAAAAGAACCCACTGAATCTTTACAGGAGCTTTATAAACAACGAGCTCAACAGATTCGTGACAAATATGATTATGTAGTTTTATGTTATTCTGGTGGTATTGATTCAACAAATATGTTAGAGTCTTTTTATTACAATAATATTCATATAGATGAGATCGTATCAGTGGGTTCTTTTTCTCAAGATAAAACTAATATTGGAGATATTAATCATAATAGAGAAATTTATGAAAATGTGATACCCACTTTGAACTTTATGAATTTCCCTAATACGAAAAAAACAATTATAGATTATACAGATTATTTTAAAAATTTAAATAATTTTTCATTATATCAACAGTATGGTGCTGAATATTACAAATTTATCGGTGTTTATCCTAGCGTAACGTATTTGTTTTGGTATGATATCGATAAATTTTTAAATTTGAAAAAAAACTCGGCTATATTATTAGCTGCTGAAAAACCATATCTTAATTATGAAGAAAATAATGATGCATTTTATACGTATTTCGACGATGCTTCTATCGCTAATTATTGTAAATACAATTTTAATAATGCTTCAAGAATTAATTTTTATACAGATCCAGATGCAGAAAAATTAATACGTAAACAGTTACACATTATTAAAAATTACTATATTCAAAATTGTATTGTTGATGGCGAAGAATTTAAACATAAATTTAAATCAAATTATATTGAATCGATAAAGCCATTAATTTATAATTTGAAAAACTCGCTTAAATTTGTGGCAGGTAAATCAGGTAGTCAATTTTTAAGTTGTCGAGATACGTATTTGATTGATAATAAAAACTCTGATATATTTCGTCTTTATAAAAATATGATCGGGCAAGTTAAACAAGAAATCGATATAAAGAAAAAATACTCAGTGCCATCTGAGAGATATTATATTACTTAATTTCATCAAGAATTTTTCGCGAAGCTGAATAAGTAAAATCAACTATTTTTTGCGCTTCATCGTGATAGATAGGATCAATATCTAAATTAATCCTAGCAACCTCTTTAATATAATTTTTATCATTTACTGCTTTTTCGAATGCTAATATTAGCTCTTTCTTTTTATTTTCGGAAACACCCGGAGGAGCAACAAATGGTCTTAATAAAGCAAATTGAGATTCAAATACTGTTAATAGCTTCAAACTCTCTTCATCTTTAATTAGCTCGTTTATCGTTGGTGTATTAGGCAATTCCAAATGTTTAATTTTCCCATTACCTAATTGCAATATAAATAATTCGCTAGTGAGCCATTCTTTTCTAAAAGTTTTGATGCCTTGTAAACTAGATACAAAAGCATCTATTTCTTTTCTCTCATATGCAAGTCTAACCGAATTAGAGCTTTGATATCCTGTTATCTTTTTAATTTTCAAACCAGAATATTTCTCAATAAAATTAATTGGGTCTGCCGAAACGACACTTTCAGCACCAACCACCAACTCGTCGCCTGTATAAGGTTTGTTTGAAACGAGTACCACTGCATCTTTTCGACCGTCAGCAACTGACCCTAGCCAAATAAAATTCCTAGCGTCGAAATTGATATTTGAACCTCCGATAGCTCCAATTATCGGAATATTTTTAAATAATATTCCGATAGTATTTCCATCTTTTGGTGCAATATTATAGAGATAATTGGCAGCATTGACGCCTGCTGCACCTGGAACTATTTTAAATAGCACATTAGTTTCTGGTGAAATATTTTTAGCCAAATATTTACCAAATATGCGAGCATTTGCAGAATGACCGTCTCCCTCTGAAGAAAGAATAATGTTTAATTCTTGTGCATTTGCTGGTAGACAAAATATAATACATAGAATCATAAGTAGTTTTTTCATATCAACTCCGTGGTAAAATAATGTATTCTTGGGGGCTAGAATTAGAATTTGGTGATGTAAGGAGGAGCCTAACTCTCCCCGCCGACTGTGGTTATTGGAACTATAATGAATGTGATATCGTCAATCAAACTTATCCTTATTGGGGTATTGCTGTTGATCCATTCGGCATAAACCCACCAGTAGGTGGTGAAATAAACACAATCCCTACTTATGATATAGAAAAACAAATTAATATTTTTGAAAAATTATTAAATTTTTTTAATAAAAACGGTTACCAACCAACGGCGTCTTGTGTTTCTAATACACATGTTCATGTTTACATACCAAAATTGAAAAATGATTTGATGTTATTAAAGAAAATAATTCAGTCTGCTCGTGATCATCAGGATCGAATTATAGACGAAATATATGGGATTGGAACTGAGAAATATCTAAATGTTGATAGCGGAAGAAAGTACCACCCTAAAAAATTTAAAGAAATTATGAAAACACAAAATACAACAGATTTTTATGCAAATTGTATTTGTAATCCAAACAAAATTTCTGACCGTTATTTCATCAACTTATTATCACTGGTGAAAAATGATACTCTTGAATTTCGTTTTTTTAGAGCAACTACTAGCAAAAAAGAGATTAGAAGCATTCTATATTTCTGCAAATCTTTCGTTGATCATGCGCTTTTTGGGAATGAATTAGACTATTCGGGTTCATTCCCAAAATTAAATTTTGATCAGTCTCTATATGATAGCTGGATAAAAACTCGAAAAGTTCATATACCAGTATATAAGAAAAACTTTTTAAACCCCATTTAGAAAGTTGCTGAAGTCCCAGATGCCTATCTTAGGTCTGTCTCTGTATGTGTAGTGGTCTTCAGTTTGAAGTAGGTTTTGAATTTTCTCTTTAGTATTCAATTTAACTTTATCACCAGCACTATTGGTAACATTTATAATATCACCTTTGCTCATTTCAATTGGCAACCAGTATCTCATAGGTGCTGATACGCTATTGCCACCACCATACTCAAGCGCCTTAATACGACGCCATGCATTAAGTTGTGATGGAGTATAACCTTTTGATATAAACTCTTTAGTTTTCTCATCCCATAGACACTTGAAGCACTTACCACATTCGATTACATCTGTACCTTCTGCATTAAATGATGGGTTATGACAAGAAATTGTATGTGCTTTGATGTTATTTGGTAGTTCGTTGAAAAGATCATATCTATTGAAGTTTACATTGTAATCATTGTTTACTAAAGGATCATATAGCTCGCCTTTGGTAACGAGTTTGTTCCAAAGATTAATTGATGCAAAGTATGTGGGTGTTCCTTTGAGTGTGCTTCCCTTAAACAGAGACTGGTTCTGCTGTTCCCAAGTTCTGCCTGTGATGAAACGATCATAAGTTCCATCATTCATAAAAGGTGATGCCCATTCTATGCCATATAAATATGTATGATCGTTTTCGAATGTTATCTCAGAATCAAACACTGACTTTTTGATAGAAGTGAAATTTCTTATTTTCTTTAATTCTTCGATAAGAGCATCGATTCTAGTTAAAAATCTAGGTTTTGGTGCCCAACTGGTAGTACCTTCTGGTGAGTTAACTAGTGTTAGTGTGGTTAACTCATTAGTAGTTTCGGTTAAAATTTTATAAGCTATATAAGCTGAGTCGGCACCGCCGGAAAATAATAATATGTCTTTCATTAAAAAAACCTCTTGGAGTGAATATGTTTAAAATTTTGTTGATGTCTTTATTCTTATTTATAAGCAATACCTGTTATGCTTCATCAATATATGTAGTTGTCCATAGTGCTGCTGGAAATGGCGCCGATCTTCAGGCTCGTGTTGTGGCGAAACACCTACCAAAACATTTACCATCAAATACATCAGTCAGTGTAATAAACATGCCCGGTGCCGGTGGTTTAACCATGGCAAACTGGTTGTATAATGTTGCTGATCCAAATACTAATATTGCTTTTCTAAATGTTAACAGTGATGTTATACTGGACGGTATTTTAAAAGATCCATCTGTTAAGTATGACATTAATAAGTTCAAATGGTTATTTTCGGCGGAAGATGGTGATGACAATGTTTTTGTTCTTTGGGCAAATAATTCTAGAGGTTTGACAAACATCGATAAGATGATGGTTGATAACGACTATGTTATTGGGAATCCCGGTCCAAATAATATACAAACCTATATTTTGAAAGATATTGTTGGTGTAAAATCAAAACTAATTTTTGGTTATAAGAACATAATTACTGCCCTACAAATTAACGAGATTGATGCAAGATTTGGTTCTTTGCTAAACGCCAAAGTACGTTTTCCAGAATGGTTTAAAGAAGGAAATCAGATACGACCTATCCTTCAGGTAGGTTCTCCAAAAAGGCATTCGATACTACCAAATGTACCAAACGCCAGAGAATATTTAAAGACACCGACTCAGACCAAAATACTTGAATATTATGAGAAAAATGTAAAATTAGCCAGACTGGTATTTGGATCGCCGAAAATGAGTGATGAAACTGTTAAGATGTTTGCTGATGCAGCCGTAAAATTAGAGAAAGATCCAGAGTTTATCCAAGACGCCAATAAGCTTGAGATGGGCGTGGACTTCATTCAATACGAAGAAACTAATCAGTTGGTAAAAGATATACTTTTAACAGATAAGGAACTTTTGAGGTCACTCAAATAGTATTATAAATAGTTTAAAGGAGACAACTAATGTCGCTACCAACATCTAGATCACAATTTAAAGAGTATTGCCTTCGTAAACTTGGTAAGCCAGTTATTGAGATCAACGTTGATGATGATCAGGTAGAAGATCGCATTGACGAAGCTCTTCGTTATTTTTGGGATTACCATTTCGATGGTGCTGATAAAATTTATTATAAAGCTCAGATAACTAATACTGATAAAGCTAACAGGTATATTACTATGCCAGAAAATATTATCGGTGTCATTAATATTTTCGAAATTGGACAGGCTCTTAATACTAATAACCTTTTTAACATTCGTTATCAGATCGCATTAAATGATCTTTACACATTGACATCTGTTTCCATGGTGCCATATTACATGGCAATGCAGCATGTACAGTTCCTTGAGCAGATGCTAGTTGGTAAACAGCCTTTAAGATATAATCGCCACCAAAATAAATGTTTTATTGATATGGACTGGAACATTATTAACGAAGGAGACTTTGTTATTATTGAAGCGTATCAAATTATTGATCCTGATCTTTATCCACGTTGTTGGGGCGATCGTTGGCTTTCTCGTTATGCCGAATGCCTTATTAAGCAGCAGTGGGGACAAAACCTTAAGAAATTCGAAGGCATGAAAATGCCCGGTGGATTGACATTCAATGGTCAAAAAATTTACGACGAAGCTACACAAGAAAGAGCTGAACTCGAAAAAGAAATGATCATGAATTATTCAATGCCGGTTACAGATATGATCGGATGAAGCACTCGTTTTACTAAATACTCCTTATATAGCATAATGTAATTTTATCTTTATAAGGAGTATTTAATATGGAAAAGTATGGATTCGTATATCTTTGGTTTGATAGAAAACGTAAAATGTATTACATTGGTTGTCATTGGGGAAATGTAAACGATAGATACCTTTGTTCTTCTAATAGAATGAGAGATGCTTATAGAAGAAGACCAAAAGATTTCAAAAGAAAAATATTAAATACTAATATTTCTGACAGAAATCAAATGTTTGAAGAAGAACATCGATGGTTTTCTTTTATAAAAGAAGAAGAATTGGGTAAAAAATATTATAATTTACGTAAACATAAATGGGGTCATTGGACAACTGACATAAATTCTTCATTTTCAATAAAAGAAAAAATATCTAAAAAAACTAAAGAAGCAATGCAAAAACCAGATGTTCGTGAAAAATACCTTGCCGGATTAACAACAAGAGATACTAAATCATCAAATCTCGAAGTTCGTGAAAAGCGCCGTAAATCTATGGTAGGTAAAAATACAGGCAAAGATAATTCTAAAGCTCTTGCTATGGCCGCTGCAGCTAATAGAGGAAGAAAACTTTCCGAAGAGCATAAAAACAAAATCAAATGCACAACAGTTTTTAAAGAACTAAATAATATGAAAATCAAATGTGTGCATTGTGATTTTGAAGGAAACCCAGGAACTATAGGAAGATATCATAATGATAAATGCAAAAAACGATAAATTCCTATGAAATCTTTCCGTAACTTTAATGCAGAAGCTTGGACTAATGGTATCGGAAAAAGTTCGAGAGAAGCATCCGTTACCAAAAATATCAAGTATAATTCACCAACTGATTTTAAACCTAATGCACAAAAAATTGGGCAAGAAGGACCATTGGAAATTCATTCGTCTGATAATGGTATGGGTGGTGTGACACATTTTACTTGGAGTCCGGAAGATAAAAAAATACATCATGTTATACATGCTGTTGAAAAAACAGATACTCCTGATGGTGGAACTCAACTTAAATATTTAACTGCACAAAGCAGAAAAAACTCACCAGTTCATATGAATCAAGTTTACAGTAATATCATCAAAAATAATAACACTGAATTTGTTGGCACTGGCCATTCGCCAGATGCACAAAAAATGTGGAGTCGTTTTCATGATGATCCTAATTTAGAAGTTGTTGGTCGTCATCCAAACGGCGAAGAAATTCCACTCGACAAAAATTCTCCTATGTATGCAGATAAGAAAACAACAGATCCAAATCAACAGAAAATTGGTCAAATGAATTTAGTTTTAAGAAAGAGACAAAGTGGCAACTAACTTTTTCTTCAATAATTTTCAATCATCTCAAGAACAACAACTTATTGAAAATTTGATTATCGAGGCTGTCCGTATTTACGGTCAGGATATGTATTATATTCCCCGTAAACTCAATAATTATGATTCTGTATATGGTGCTGATGATCAGTCAAGTTATGAAATCGCATATCCAATTGAAATTTATATTAAGTCTGTTGATGGATTTCAGGGCGATGGCAATTTCATGTCTAAGTTTGGTATTGAAATTCGGGATCAAGTTATTTTCTCTGTTGCACAAAGAAGATTTACAGAAGAAGTTGAAGTTTACAATACACAAGTTAGACCTAATGAAGGCGACTTAATATATTTCCCACTCAATAAAAAGTGTTTCCAAATTAAATTTGTTAACAAATTCGAAATGTTTTATCAGCTCGGAGCTTTACAAACTTGGGAAATGACTTGTGAATTATTTGAATATTCTAATGAGATATTAAATACTGGTATACCTGAAATTGATATTTTACAGAAAAAGTTCTCGACCAATATCATTGATTGGACTATTACAGATGAAGCTGGAAATTATCTTCTTGATGAATCAGAAAATTATCTTGTTTCTGAAAAATTTAGTCTTAGTCAGATTTTACCAGGCGCTGATAATCAACAAATACAGAACGAGTCTGATCTGTTTGTTGATTTTACAGCAATAGATCCATTTAGCGAAGGCGATATTTAATGTTCGGACAAGGTTTTTATTTCCAAACTATCCGTAAATACGTAATTCTCGTTGGTACATTATTCAACGATATTCGTGTTACAAAAGAAAATAAAACTGGTAACGTAGTTTCTATTGTGAAAGTGCCTGTTACTTATGCACCAAAAGATAAAATGTTGGCCCGTGTTTTACAGGATCCTAATATTGATCGTCAAACAGCAATGATTACATTGCCAATGATTTCTTTTGAAATGGGACAGATAAAATACGATGGTACTAGAAAATTAAATACTCTTGTTAAATCTTCAGTTAAGTTTGATGCCAGTAATTTTAAATATCAATATAATCCAGTACCATATAATTTTAATTTTAAAGTTTATATTTATGCTAAAAATGCAGAAGATGGTACTAAAATTATAGAACAAATTCTTCCATATTTTACACCAGACTGGACCACGACTGTTAAACTTATTCCAGAAATGGAAATTATTATGGATATTCCTGTTATTCTTAATGATATTCGTTATGAAGATAAGTATGATTCGGAATTTAAAGAGCGTAGATCTATTGTTTGGACTCTCGATCTTACACTTAAAGGTTATATCTATGGTCCAGTTAAAAAATCTGGTATCATTAAATTCGTTAATACAACTTTTTATATTCCCAGTGTTCCAGATGGAACATTGGCAGACTCGGTCGGTAATACATCACCTGCAGAACGAGTAACAGTACAACCAGGTTTATCATCAAACGGTTCACCAATTAATTGGTATGGTGCTGCAAATAATAGTACTGGTACTATTCCTTATGTTGAAATTGAAGCGACTGACGATTTTGGATATATTTCCCAAATCTACAACACAGATGAGTTAGAATGACAAAAAATGCTAATAATGATCCATTGAGTGATGCTTTAGGTATTAATCCAATGACGACAGTTAATAATACTGTCAAAGATATTATATCATCAGCACATAATGATAGCGCCACAAACGATTTCGAAATGGCTCGCTCTAATATTCATGAAGTTATTCAAACTGGTCAAGAAGCTATATTCAAACTTGGTCAAATTGCTGACAGTTCACAACATCCAAGAGCCTTTGAAGTTTTGGCAAAGCTTATGGATACTATGCTGCAGGCTAATAAAGATTTAATGGAACTTCAAACTAAAATTCGTGAAATCAAAAATATCGACGAACCTAATAATGCACATGCTAAATCAGTAACAAATAATTTGTTCGTGGGTTCTACCGCAGAACTTCAAAAAGTAATAGCTGAGATGAAAAAATAATGTTTGCTCCTGATCTATCTAATGTTGCAACTGGTTATAATGGTAATGCTCTTCTAAAAAGAGCCAATCAATCTATTGATTGGACAACAGAATCCGTTGCTGAATATATTAGATGTTCACAAGACCCAGTTTATTTTACCGAAACTTATATGAAAATTGTTAACGTCGATAAAGGTCTTATCGGCTTTAAATTATATGATTATCAAAAAATTATGTTACGATCGTTTGCTGCGAATCGTTTTAATATTATTACCACAGCACGGCAGGCAGGTAAGTCAACTACTACCTGTGCATTTATTCTTTGGTATATTATTTTCCACTCAGATAAAACTGTTGCTCTGCTCGCCAACAAAGGCGATACGGCCCGAGAAATTCTTGGTAAAATTCAGTTAGCGTACCAGCACCTTCCGGTTTGGCTGCAGCAGGGTGTGAAAGAATGGAATAAGGGTTCTATGGAACTTGAAAACGGTTCACGTGTTCTTGCTGCAGCTACGTCAACTGACGCTATCCGTGGTTACGCTATCAACCTACTATTCATTGACGAAGCAGCCTTCATTGAAAACTGGGACGAGTTTTTTACCTCAGTTTATCCTACCATTTCATCTGGTACTGAATCTAAAATTATTCTTGTTTCAACTCCAAATGGTTTGAATCACTTTTATAGTATTTGGATTAATTCGATAGAAAAACGTAACCAGTATGTAAGTATTCGAGTTGAATGGCAAAATGTTCCTGGCAGAGACGAAGCTTGGAAACAAGATACGTTAGCCGCCATGAATTTCGATACAGCAAAGTTTGAACAGGAATATTGCTGTGAGTTTATTGGTTCTTCTGGAACGCTTATCTCTGGTTGGAAACTTAAAGAATTAGTTCATCAAAATCCATTAGTTGATAAAGATGGTCTTAAACAATATTTTCAACCCATAAAAGATCATGTTTATATGATGGTATGTGACGTTTCACGTGGTAAAGGTTTAGACTATTCAGCGTTCCAGCTTATGGATGTTACACAAATGCCATATCAGCAGGTATGTGTATTCCGAAATAACAATGTCGGACCAGCTGATTATGCTGAAATAATACATAGAGTTGCCAAAGCATATAATAATTGTTCTGTTCTTGTCGAAGTAAATGATATCGGCGAACAGGTTTCTCATACATTACATTATGATCTTGGTTATGAGAACGTATTATTTACTGAAAATGCCGGAAGATCAGGTAAACGTATTACCGGTGGTTTCGGTGGTGGAAATACAGATAAAGGTATTCGTACAACAAAAGTTGTTAAATCTATCGGTTGTTCTATAATTAAACTTTTAGTTGAACAAAACCAAATACTAATTAATGATTTTAATACAATTCAAGAATTTTCTACTTTTTCGAAAAAAAGCAATTCATATGAAGCTGAATCTGGTAAACATGACGACTTAGTAATGTGTTTGGTTCTGTTCGCTTGGCTTTCAGAACAGCAATATTTTAAAGATTATACTAATATTAATACATTATTATCGTTAAAAGAAAAATCAGAAGAAGACCTTGATCAGGATATGGCGCCATTTGGATTTTTCTTTGATGGACGAGAAGACTACGATGAAGAAATTGAACACTTCGTTCCTGACGCCTGGATGCATAATGTAAGAGACAACTTTTAATAAATAAATAAAATATGTTCTCGATAAAAAGGAGAGATAGAAAATGGCATTCCAACTAAGTCCCGGCGTTAATGTAACCGAAATTGACCTTACCACGGTTGTCCCTGCAGTTGCTACATCTGATGGTGCACTTGCGGGCCTATTCCATTGGGGTCCAGTCGGTGTAAGATATCTTGTTGATAACGAAAATGTTCTCGTTAAAACATTTGGCAAACCAAACAATTATAATGCAGAAACATTTTTCACTGCTGCTAATTTTCTATCTTACTCAAATCGTCTTTATGTAGTTCGTGCTGCTAACACCAGTGGCGTAACTCCATCTGTTTCTGCGAACGTTACAAACGCTTCAGCTAACGTAATTGTATCAAACACAGCCACTCTTGTCGCTGGTATGTATCTAACTCAAGTATCTAACAGCGCTGCTTTCAATACTGGTAAATCTGTAGTAATTTCGGCAGTTATCAATTCAACTGCCTTTACTATGTCAAACAATGCTGGTGTTTCGAATGGCGCTGTTACTATGTACTTCGGACGTCCAGAAACTTCATATAACGCTGTTGGTTTCGATACTAATTCTGCAAATGCTTATGTTGCTAACCTTGTAAATCAAATCGTACCTAATCTTAATGCATACACTACACTTGATGGTTCTTTCGATTCTGATGTTGCATTCGTTGCTAAGTATCCAGGTGATATCGGTAATTCTCTACGTGTTTCAGTTTGTAGTAGTACAAATTCATTTTCGTCTAATATCTCTTATGGCGCCAATGTTGATTTTACTATTGGTAGCAACGTTGCCATTGCCAATTTTGCAGGAATTTCAAATACTTCTGCTAACGTTTCTCAATATGTAATTGGTGATAAAATTCTTGCTGGTAATGCAACTATTGGTTTTCAGTATCTTCAAATTACTCAAATCAATGCTGTATCTAATTCAACTAATACAACTTTGACTATGCAATTTCAAGATCCATATCGTTTACATACTGCATACTCTACAAATACAGTATCTCGTTATTGGGAATTTAATAATGTTGTCGACACTGCTCCTGGTATTTCAAATTATGTTCTTGTAAATGGTAATACTGCCGCCAAAGATGAACTTCATATTGTAGTTGTTGATGACAATGGTCAGTTTACTGGAACTCCTGGTAGTGTTCTTGAAGTATTCAAGGGTCTTTCACGTGCAACCGATGCAAAAAATCTTGATACTACTGGAAATTATTACAAAGATGTAATTAATCAAGATTCAAAATATATTTGGTGGGCGAACGATCGTTCAGGTTCTGCATCTGCTAATGCGGCCCTTGTTACATCATCAACCAATTATGTTCCTGCCAATATTATTATGACTCTTGGCGCTGATGGTTACGATGAATCTTCTTCAAATAATTTTTCAATTATTGCATCTGCATATGATTATTTCGCTTCTGCCGAAGATATCGACATTTCTCTTGTTCTTCAGGGTCGTCCTATTGGACCTTCTGGTTCTTCATGGCAGCTTTCGAATTATCTTATCGATAATATCGCTGAAATTCGCAAAGACTGTGTTGTATTCGTTTCTCCTGATAAACTACAAACATTAAATTCGTTTGGTACTGAAGCAACTAATCTTGTTTCTTGGAGAAATTCGGTTCACTCATCATCATATGCTGTAATTGATTCTGGATATAAGTATCAATATGATCGTTACAATGATCTTTATCGTTGGATTCCATTGAACGGCGACATTGCTGGTCTATGTGCTCGTACTGACAATACTAATGATGCATGGTGGTCACCTGCTGGTTTCAACCGTGGTCAAATTAAAAATCTTGTCAAGCTTGCATATAATCCACGCAAGGCCGATCGCGATATTCTTTATAAGAATGGCATCAATCCAGTTGTAACATTCCCAGGTCAGGGCACTGTTCTTTATGGTGATAAAACTGCACAGGCAAAGCCATCAGCTTTCGACCGTATTAACGTTCGTCGTCTGTTTATTGTTCTTGAAAAGGCTATCTCAACTGCTGCTAAGTACTCTCTTTTCGAGTTTAACGATGCTTTCACAAGATCGCAGTTTAAGAATCTCGTAACACCATACCTCCGTAATATTCAGGGTCGTCGTGGTATTACTGACTTCTTGGTTGTTTGTGACGACACCAATAATACTCCGCAAATTGTTGATACGAATCAGTTCGTCGGCGACATCTATATTAAGCCAGCTCGTTCAATTAACTTCATTCAGCTTAACTTCGTTGCTGTTGCATCTGGCGTTCAGTTCTCCGAAGTTGTTGGCAAGTTTTAATAAATAAATAAAACTCGAGGAGTAAGATAGATGCCTTTTAATATTAGTGCTTTCAAGTCAAATGGTCTGGTATATGGTGGTACCAGACCATCCCTATTCAACGTGTTTATGTCAGTCCCTGCAGGGATTGGCATCGACAATGTGTCAGTGGATAAGTTCCGTTTCGTTTGTCGCGCAGCTGAAATTCCTGATTCAACAATTTCACAAATCGAAATCCCATATTTCGGTCGTAAAATTAAGGTCGCTGGTGAGCGTCAGTTCACTGATTGGTCAGTAACTGTAATGAATGACGAAGACTTTGCTGTTCGTTCATTATTCGAATCATGGTCAAATGCGCTTAATCGCATGGTATCAAACATTCGTGATCCTGCTCTTTCTGCAGAACAGTATAAACAGGACCTTGAAGTTATTCAGTACAGTAAAGACGGTTCTGAACTTCGTTCGTATATCTTAATCGGTGCTTTCCCAACTCAGATTGGTGCAATTGCTCTTGATTGGGATTCTGCAAATCAGGTTGAAACTTTCACAGTTAACTTCTCATACGATTACTGGATTCCTGGTATCGAAGCTTCCGATAAGAAAGCTGGTGGCGTAAATACTTATGGCGCTAGTGCGATCCAGAATGGTCCATCTGGTCCAGCCTAAATAATAATAGTGATTTAGGAGAGGGAATAAACTCCCTCTCCATTTTGGAGATTTAAATGGCAGAACTATTCGGATTTGAGTTTAAACGCAAAAGCCTTAAAGATCAAGAGCAGATACCATCGTTTACTCCTAAAGAACAGGATGACGGTGCATTAGTCGTAGCTGCTGGTGGTGCGTTTGGTACATATGTTGATCTTGATGGTACTGTACGTACCGAAGCAGAATTGGTAACGAAATATAGAGAAATGGCTCTTCAGCCAGAGTGTGATGCTGCTGTTGATGAAATTGTAAATGAATCTATTTCAATCGATGATGAAATTATCGTACAAATTAATCTTGATAATGTTAAAGTTTCTGATTCTATTAAAAAAGTAGTGAGAGAAGAATTTCAAACTTGTTTAAAATTGCTTGATTTTAATAAACATGCATATGAAATTTATCGTCGTTGGTATATCGATGGTCGTCTATATTATCATATTCTTGTTGATGAAAAAGCGCCTAAAGAGGGTATCAAAGAAATTCGTTATATCGATCCCCGTAAAATTCGTAAAGTTAGAGAAATTTCAAAGCGTCGAATTCAGGCTGGTATGAGTAGTGGTGCAGGTACTAATGAATCGGCTTTATCTAAAGTAGTTAATGAATATTTTATCTTTAATGATAAAGGATTTAATTATGGTAATAAATCAGTTGGTCCAAGCACCAACGGTTTGAAAATCGCCAAAGATTCTATCCTACATGTTGTTTCCGGTCTAACTGACAATCAGGGAACAATGGTTCTTTCTTATATGCATAAAGCAATTAAAGCTTTGAATCAACTACGCACTCTTGAAGATGCATTAGTTATTTATCGACTTGCACGTGCACCTGAACGTCGTATCTGGTATATTGACGTTGGTAATTTACCAAAGATGAAAGCTGAACAGTACGTTCGTGACATCATGGTTAAACATAAAAACAGATTAATTTACGACGCCTCAACAGGCGAAGTACGAGATGATCGCAAATTTATGACGATGCTTGAAGACTATTGGCTTCCTCGTCGTGAAGGTGGAAGAGGTACGGAAGTTACTACCCTTCCTGGTGGTCAAACATTAGGTCAGATGGACGACGTTCTGTATTTTCAAAAAAAGTTTCTCCAAACACTTAATGTGCCTATTTCACGTTTAAATTCAGACGCTTTGTTCTCAATTGGTAGAGCCACTGAAATCACTCGTGACGAATTGAAATTTGCTCGTTTCGTTGATCGTTTACGTCTTCGTTTCTCTCACTTGTTTACTAAAATGCTCGAGAAACAGTTAGTTCTTAAGGGTGTAACGACGATTGAAGATTTCCAAACAATGATGATGGATATCCGTTTCGACTTTGCAAAAGATAATTATTTTACTGAACTTAAGTCTAATGAAATTACCGAAGGTAGAGCAAACCTTGCACGTAATATGCAAGATATGGCTGGTAAATATTATTCGCATGAATGGATTCGTAAAAATATCCTTCAACAGTCTGATGATGACATCGAAGAGATGGATGGACAAATTACCGAAGAATCGCAGTCACAAGATCCTCGTTGGTTAAACCCAACTATCGAACAAAATGTGCAAATGATGCAACAGGATCAGCAAAGTGCTGCACAACCAGATGGCGATCAGACAGCTTCTCCGGAAGATAAAAATAAAGCAGAAGAAGTTCGACAGGCTATAATAACTGTTGAACAAATGAAGAAAAAACCTAAAGATCAACGTTCAATACAAGATCAATCTAAATATAAAGCTGCTGTTCAAATTGTTGCTAAAAACCCAGATATTGCCAAACAAATGGGCGCTGGCAGGGCACAATAATAAAAAGGAATTTATAATATGACAGAATATAAATATGAATTAGAAGATTTAGTTTCAGCTGCTGTCGCGGCCAAGCCTTTAGATTTCGAACAGGCTTTTGGTAGTTTGGTAGTTGACCGAATTCAAAATGCAATTTACGATAAAAAAATTCAAATCGCTCAACAGATGTATGATTCTAATGATGATGAAAGCGATTACGAAGATAACTCAGAGGAATAGTTAAATGGCAAAGAAGCCCCTAAGAAGCATTGCAGCACCAAAGGATACTAAGTTCGACCTTAAGGGCGTAAAGAAGTCTTCGATCGAAGCTGGATCAACTGGCGAAGATCCAGGGGTCGACTACATGCCAAAAGACGAAATGGGACAGAAGTTTGTTGCTGCTCATAAAACTGAAAAGCATGCAGATCGTGTCGGTAATACAGACGAACCATATACCGGTAACCCAGAACATTATACTTTAAATTCTAAAAAAGAAAAGCGTCATGGTAATATGCAGGGCGCTGCTCAAAAAGTTTATGAAGAAGTAGAAGAGCTTGATGAAATTGGTGATACAGCTAAAGGCCGAGATTTTTTACGTCGTAAATACCTTCCTGGTGCAGAAGCATCAAGAAACAAAATATTAAAAGATGTATTACCAACTGGTGTAAGTATGAGTGTCGATGAACTTCGGAAAAAGTCAAAAGAAATAAATCGTAAAGCTGGTAACCGCATGACAGGAATGCAAAGAGCAACTGAAATTTTGGGCGATCCAATTTATAAAAATGGACGTAGAGTTTATGAAGCAAAAGGAATGAAGTGCGAAACTTGCTCCAAAGAAGAGTGTGAATGTGGCGCCCAAAAAAAACTTTTGCTTGGTGGTAAAAAAGGTCTTGCTGAAATTATTGCCGTTAAAGAAGGCGCCAAAGTAGATCGTATGGTCGGTTATATTACAGCAAACGAAAAGAAAGCTGGACATTCTTCAAAAGAAGCTGAAAACATTGCTTGGGCTACTGTAAACAAACGTGGAATGCTTGATAATAAAAATAAAAAAATGCATGAAGATTTTGATCCTAATAGCCCTTTAGCACGTGGACAGGCCGATGAACATTATGGAAGACCTGTGAATCCACATAAACTAGTTCCTGATGCAAATGGAAATTTACGAACAGTAAAATTGACTAATCCAGAAGAAATTGCTCAGTATATGACCGGTCGTGAAAATAATCTTGCCGGTAAAAAAGTTTATGAAGAAAAAAGTTATAATGATACAGAAGAAGAAGTATCAATGGTAACTACAGAATTAAAAGCTATGATTGCCGATGCCAGTGAGCTTCTTAAAAAAATGCCAAAAAATATGCATATTGAACCATGGGTACAGGCTAAAGTTGCTACAGCCAAAGCTTCTATTTGCAGTATTCATGATTATATCATATATGGTAATGTTAAAGAAGATTTAGCAATGCCAATGCTAGAAGGCGGTAAAAAGAAAAAGAAAAATACTAACAAATTAGAAAAAGAATCATCTCCTTCCGATGTACCAATGTCATTTTCTTCTGGTAACGTAGGCGATGGCGTCGCTCAGGGGAGAGTATAATGATTATTAAAGTTTTAGGTGCAGAAACATCTATCGCCACAGCAAATTCAGTCGCCAACGCAACTCTTGTTCGTATTATTAACACCGGTGCTGCCGCAACTTGTAACGTTGCATTTGCAAATGCATTAGTTTATGCAAATTTAACAGTTACTAACACTGAAAATATTGTTTTGCAAAAGTCTGCAACAGATTTGATTACGGGTGCTAATATGAAAGCCGTATCAATTGCTTATAAATATTAAGGAACTAAAATGAAGCTTATTACCGAAATGAATGAACAGGTAGAATACCTTTCAGAAGCTAAAGAAAGCGGTGAAAAGGAACACTACATTCATGGTATCTTTCTTCAGGGCAATATGAAAAACCGTAATGGTCGAATTTATCCAATTGATGTTTTGGATAAAGAAGTAGAACGTTATATGAAAGATATGGTAAAGCATTCACGTGCTTTTGGTGAACTTGGTCATCCTACAGGTCCATCAATTAATCTTGATCGTGTTTCTCATATTATTATCGATCTTAAAAAAGACGGTCGTAATTATATTGGTAAGGCGAAACTTACTGATACTCCAATGGGAAATATTGCCAAAGGTATTTTAAAGTCTGGTGGTAAAATTGGTGTTTCTTCACGTGGTATGGGTTCGCTCAAGCCAGGTAAAGATGGAATTATGGAAGTTCAGGGCGACTATCGTCTTGCAACAGCAGCGGATATTGTTCATGACCCATCGGCTCCACATGCTTTCGTCGAAGGTATTATGGAAGGCGTTGAATGGATTTATGATCCAATCAAAGATACTTGGCTCGAAGAAAAGGCCGAAGGTATTAAAAAAGCTGTTAGAAAAATGTCACATTCTCAATTAGAAGAACAGCGACTAACAATTTTTGAAGACTATATGGCTTCATTAACAGTAAACACACGCATTATATAAATAATTTAAAATTCTATTAAAGGAGACATTTCTAATGGCCGATAATTACAACGAACTGACTGAAAGTGCACAACTTGCAAAACAAATTGCAAAACTTTCGGGTCTTAAATCTACTGGTGCTTATGTTCATCGTCGTAGAGGTAATGATGAATATGGCGTTAAAATCCACGATATGGGTAATGGAAAAATAAAAACATCAGATGAAGATGTTATTTCTGGTTTGGGCAGCCCAACAATTAGACATCACAATTCTGTTGAAGATGCGGCTGAACATGTTAGAAGTATGTTAAAAGAAGAAAATTATGAAGAAGAATATGAACTCGACGAGGTTTCTAAATCAAAGGCTGGTAAAACAATCTTTGGCCGTGCCGCTAAGGGCATCGATGCCGAAAATGCTGGTGATGAAGAAAATGCCGAAAAGAATTTCAATAAATTTGCAAAATCAAAAGAACGTTTTGGTAAAAAGTACGGAGCAAAGGCTTTTGATAAAATGACTAATGCGGTTGGTAATCGTTTCAACGCTGAAGAATATGATCTTGAAGAAGACACTATGGCTTCTTCTTCGCTTAAGCCAGGTGCAAGAAAAATTTCAGACCCTAAGTCGCTAGATAATTCAAAGATTGGTATGATGTCTCGTATGATGCATACTATGAATTCTATGGAAAAAAGCGACATGGTTAATTTTTTTAATCAGGTAATGGGTCAGTTTGGTCCAGGTAAAAACTACGGTGTTGGCGATAAGTCAGGTTCAAATCAGTCTTCAATCGACATGAGCCCATCACACGCTTCTAAAACTACTGGTCCAAAAACTAGAGATGCAATGCCAAAGCTTAACGTCAAGGAAGACGTTGAAGAAATGTTCGCTGGTGAAGAACTATCAGAAGATTTCAAGGAAAAAGCATCAACTCTTTTTGAAGCTGCAATCAACGCTCGTTTGATCGCCGAAATGGCTCGTCTTGAAGAAGAATATGAAGATGCAATCAGCGAAGAACTAGAAAACTTCAATGAAAGTATAACAACTAAGCTTGACTCGTACCTTGACTACGTTGTTGAACAGTGGATGGAAGAGAACGAAGTAGCGATCGAATCAACACTCCGTAATGAACTTGCCGAAGAGTTCATGGAAGGTCTTAAGAATTTATTCGCTGAACATTATATTTCTGTACCACAGGAACAGGTAGACGTTCTCGAAGCTCTTGCCGATAAGGTAAATGCTCTTGAAGATAGACTTGATGATTCCATCACAGAAAATACAGAGCTTAAGGGATATCTTCTTGAAACAAAGAAAGAAGAAATCCTTGAAGAAATCGCTTCTGACCTTGCACTAACACAGCAGGATAAATTCAACGCTCTTGTTGAAGGTATTGAATTTGACGGCGATTTAGAAACTTATGCACGTAAGGTTATGATCATCAAGGAAAATTATTTCCGTACAGAGACTACCTATTCTTCAAACATTGAAGAAGAAACGTTCGAAGGCGATTTATATGAATCAACTGGTTCAAAATATGTCGATCCAAATGTAAATCGTTACGTTCAAGCAATTTCGAAAACAGTTAAGAACTAATCTTATATAAATAAATTGAACAATATCTTATTACACCGAAAGGAAATTAAATGTATCTAGCTGAGGCAATTCAAAACAAGTGGGCACCTGTGCTCGATCACGCCGCTCTTGGCATCATCAAGGATCAGCATCGCCGTTCCGTAACCGCAATCATGCTTGAGAACACTGAGAGAGCTCTTATCGAGTCATCTGCTCATGGTTCTTATCAAACTCTTACAGAAACATCATCTGGTCTCCCAGTCAACGCAATGGGCGGTTCTTCGTCTACTGCTGGTTCTGGTGGTATCGATACTTTCGATCCAGTTCTTATCTCTCTAGTACGTCGTGCAATGCCTAACCTCATTGCTTATGACATTTGCGGCGTTCAGCCAATGACTGGCCCAACTGGTCTTATTTTCGCGATGCGTTCGCGTTATTCTAACCAGTCTGGTTCAAACACTACTTTCTCGAACGGTTCTGTTCAGGACAACGAAACTTTCTACAATGAAGTTAACACTGCCTTCACTGGTGCTGGTGGTCTAACTGGCGTTAATAGCAATAACTTTGGTCTTGGTTTCAAGGGTACTATCCCAGGCGCAACCAACACTAGCCCTCTAACTGCAACCAACACCTATAACACTGGTGGTGGTATGACTACAGCTGCTGGCGAATCACTTGGTGTTGACTCCGGTAACGTATTCCCACAGATGGCCTTCTCGATTGAAAAGGTTACTGTATCTGCTAACACTCGTGCTCTAAAGGCCGAGTACACTATGGAACTTGCACAGGACCTTAAGGCTATTCACGGTCTTGATGCTGAAACTGAACTTGCAAACATCCTTTCGGCTGAAATCCTTTCGGAAATCAATCGTGAAATCGTTCGTACTATCAACATCACAGCTGTTGCTGGTGCTGCTGACAATACTACGACTGCTGGTGTTTTCGATCTTGACACTGACTCAAACGGTCGTTGGTCAGTTGAAAAGTTTAAGGGTCTTATGTTCCAGCTTGAACGTGAAGCTAATGCTATTGCTCGTCAGACTCGTCGTGGCAAGGGTAACATCGTTATCTGTTCTTCAGACGTCGCGTCTGCACTTCAGATGGCCGGTGTTCTTGACTACGCTCCTGCTCTTAACAGCAACAAGCTCGATGTAGATGATACTGGTAATACTTTCGCTGGTGTTCTTAACGGTCGCCTCAAGGTTTACATTGATCCATACGCACTTGGTGGTAACTATCTAACTGTTGGTTATAAGGGTTCGTCAGCGTTCGACGCTGGTCTATTCTATTGCCCATACGTTCCTCTACAGATGGTACGTGCAGTTGATCAGTCAACTTTCCAGCCTAAGATTGGTTTCAAGACTCGTTACGGCGTTGTCGCGAACCCATTCGCACAGGGTCTAACAAAGGGCTCAGGCGCTCTTGCTATCTCGACTAACGTTTATTATCGTCGTATTATCGTCAATAATCTTATGTAGTCACTATACTTTTTTAGTATTATTTACTAAAAAAGTTCTATAGTATTAAACTTGCTCAATGAAGGCAAGATATTTTAAGACGGTTTCAAGCCGCAAACTTTAAAAGGAGAGCTTCGGCTCTCCTTTTTTCACATATAAATAGTTGTAATTGATGGGGGTAAAAATGAAAAACTTTAAACAATTTATAAAAGAAACATTTGTACCAGGCACATATAGCGATGGTGATAATCATTATAGTATTAATAAATTAGTTCAAACTGTTTCAAAAAGAAAACCAGATGACACGCCAATTCACCAAGTTATAAGTAACAATTCTGATTTAGGTACAAAAGAAGGTAATTTTGCTGATAATTTAAAAAACCCCAGCGATTCTTTTAAAGAAAGAACAATGAAAGCCGATACGCAACATCCGGTAATGTTACACCCAGACGGTTGGATAATAGATGGTTCGCATAGAGTAGCAAAACAACATTGGGCTGGCGCTAAAACAATAAAAACACATACTCTTAGTCATGATGATCTTGAAAATGCCAAAATAAAAGATCCAGACGAATTAAAAAAATCTAGAGATTTTTAATATTAAAATATTATTTGCACTCCTAATAATGATAACATCTGTTTACTCTCAAACTATCATCTTTAAAAAAACAGATGGTACATATAATAAGGAAAATATTGATGTCAGCTATTGATAATACACCTAGTAATAAAAACTTTTTATCACCACTTAATTTTCGTTTTCAAATTAAGAAAGCGCCTCATGTTAACTTTTTTATTCAGAAAGTTAACATCGCAGACATTACGCTTCAAGAAGCAACATCTCCAAATCCTTTTGTCAAAATTCCATATCCAGGCGAACATATTAATTATGGAACTCTTAGCATAACCTTTAAGGTTGATGAGGCGCTTCAAAATTATCTAGAAATTCATAATTGGCTCAAGTCTCTTGGTAAACCACAAAATTTTGATCAATACAAAACTATCGAAAATAAACCAATTGCATCTGGAGATGGTATCTATTCTGATATATCGCTGATCGTTTTGACAAGTACTAAACAAGCAAATTATGAAATTGTTTATGTCGATGCATTCCCAGTAAGCCTGACTGGTGCCAACTTCAACACTATCGATTCAGACGTCAATTATATCGAAGCTTCTGCAGTTTTCAAATATACTTACTATGACATTAATAAAATTCCTTGACTTTTTCCTAAAAGTATAGTATTATATAATATAATATTTTTGAAGGAGAGATGATGAAGATAGAAGATATTTTTACACAGTGGAAAGAAGATTCGGATATCGACCGTACTGAGCTTGGTGATGAAGTTCTTAAAATACCAAAGCTTCATCACAAATATTATCAAATGTATATTGGTGAAAGACTTCTTCTTCGTCAATACGATGCTGAAATGAAACAGTTAAAGTTAGACAAATATGAGTTTTATACTCAGGGTCCTAACGAAGAGACCAAAGAAAAAGGTTGGGTAATGCCCGCCAAAGGATTAATCCTAAAGTCTGATATTCCAATGTACATGGACGCCGATCGAGATATTGTTAAATTGTCTCTTAAAATTGGTATTCAGAACGAAAAAATCGATTTTATCGAATCAATTATCAAATCATTAGTTAATCGTGGATTCAATATTAAAGCAGCTATCGACTTTCAAAAATTTATTAATGGTCAATAGCAGCTTTTACCTAAATAGATTATGGAGGAATTTCTATGATTTTTCATATAATCTATAAAACAACAAATATTAAAAATAACAAATATTATTATGGTGTCCATTCTACAGAAAATTTAGAAGACGGTTACTTAGGTTCGGGTAATGGTTTGAAAAACGCCATTAAAAAATATGGAATAGAAAATTTTAAAAAAGAAATAATATCATTTTTTAACGATAGATCAGAAGCTTTGATATTTGAATCTAAACTTGTTAGTATAGAAATGATTAAAAATCCTATGTGTTATAATTCTACAATTGGAGGTGGATCTCCTCCAATTAGAACTGGTAAAGTTTCTCCTACTAATTTATTAAAAGGAGAAAAAAGAACAGAAAAACAAAAAAATGCAGCTTTAAAACATTCAGAAAGAATGAAAGAGAAAAATCCTTGGAATAAGGGTTTAAAAGGCAAACAAAAAGCATGGAATAAAGGTTTACCTAATCCATTATTAAAAAACATTGCTTCTATAGAAAGAACATGTCCACATTGCAATAAAATTGGAAAAGGTTCTAGTATGTTAAGATGGCACTTTGATAATTGTAAAATGAGAGCATAATGGATACTGTTAATATTGAAAAATTAAACGAAGTATATAATAAAATTCATTGCGATCCAGCAATCGCATATGAGCTTAATGAGTACTTCACTTTCGATGTTCCTGGCGCAAAGTTTATGCCAGCGTTTCAAAATAAAGTTTGGGACGGTAAAATTCGTCTATTTAATCTTTTATCATGCACCCTTTATGGTGGCCTAAACTCTTATGTTGAAGAGTTTTGTCGTTCAAGAAACTATGTTGTTGATTATACTAATGACCTTAGTTCGGACGAGTTTTCGCTTAAAGAGGCAAAAGATTTCGTTGATAAGCTTGCACCAACTATGAAGCCACGTGACTACCAGATGGAAGCTTTTGTCCATGCTGTTCGTGAACGTAGAGCTCTTTTACTTTCCCCAACTTCATCAGGCAAATCTTTTATTATCTATCTATTAATGAGGTATTATAGTGCTCGTACTCTTATTATTGTCCCAACTACTTCTTTGGTTAGTCAGCTTGCTTCTGATTTTGCCGACTATGGTTTTGAATCTGATAAGTTCGTTCACAGAATATATGCAGGGCAAGATAAACAAACGAATAAACCTATCACAATTTCCACATGGCAGTCCATATATAAAATGGATAAAAAATATTTCGAACAGTTTGATGTGGTAATAGGCGACGAGGCGCATTTATTTAAGGCAAAGTCTCTTATAACTATCATGACTAAGTTAGATAAATGTAAGTATCGTTTCGGATTTACCGGAACTCTTGATGGTACTTCGACTAATAAGCTCGTACTTGAAGGGCTATTCGGCACTGTTCGTGTTGTCACTACTACTTCCGAGCTTATCGAAAATAAGTATGCTGCGGATTTTAAAATCAAAGCAATCGTTCTGTCATACTCCGATGAAATTCGTCAGCTCGTTTCTAAGATGAATTATCAGGGAGAAATGGATTATATCGTTCGACTCGAGGCACGTAATCGTTTCGTTCGTAATCTCGCATTATCTCTTGAAGGAAACACTCTGTTGCTGTTCCAGTTCGTTGATAAACATGGTAAGGGTCTATTTGAAACTCTTAAAAAAGAAGCTGGAGATCGTCCGGTGCATTATGTTTCTGGATCTGTTGACGCTGATGAAAGAGAAGAGATCAGAAAGATTGTGGAAACTCAATCTGATGCTATCATCGTTGCTTCGTATGGCACGTTCTCGACAGGTATCAATATTAAGAATCTTCATAACGTAATCTTTTCTTCACCGACTAAGTCTCGTATACGTAACCTTCAGTCTATTGGTCGTGGTCTTCGTAGGTCAGAGACAAAGACAGAGTCAACCTTATATGACATATCTGATGATATGTCTTGGAAAACAAAGAAGAACTTTACACTGCTCCACTTTATGGAGCGCATTAAGATCTATAATGAGGAGAAGTTTCCATACAAGATCTATAAAGTAGCAATCAATCAGTAGTACTGTTCATTCACACACCACATAGTGATTATACCCGTTCTACAGAAAAAGTCAAGGAATTAATTATGGCGAAAGCAAAGAATTATATTAATAATAAAACACTTTATACCTCGATGGTTGAACACAGAACGAAGCTTGAGATCTCGAAACGAGAAGATAAACCCAAGCCACAGGTTACAAATTATATCGGACAGTCTATTCTTTTAATTTGTAATAATTTAGCAAAGAAACCTAATTTTTCAGGATATACATATAAGCAGGACATGATCTCTGATGGCATCATAGATTGTATCGCTGCTGTTGATAATTTTAATCCTGATAAAACAAACAATCCTTTCGCTTACTTTACACAGATAGCATGGAATGCTTTTATTCGCCGTATTCATAAAGAAAAGAAACAAACATATATCAAGCATAAAAATTTCGAGAACGCATTTTTAATGAATAACCTTTGGACAGATGCTGAAAATATTCATTTAAAAGCAAACGAATATTCTGATGAAGTTGTCCGTAGCTATGAAAATAAGTTGACTAACATCAAAAAAAATAGTAAACTAAGTGGTGTTGAAAAATTTACTGATACTCCAATATTGGAGGAAATTAAAGAGGTATGTGATGAAGAATGAACATATGCTGCCGGTCAATGTGATTGACCTTGCACACAAACTCAACGATCCTAATTTACGGAGCACCGAGAGAGATAATTATGAACTTCGAATTGAAGCAATTAGAGATTATTGTACAATGATTTTGAACACTTATTCTCGGGATAAACGTTCGTTTATGGATAAAGATACCAGATCAAAGTTAGCCAATACTCGTATCGGTAGATAATATGAAAATTGCATTAATTACAGATACTCATTGGGGAGTTCGAAATGATAATGTCGCCTTTATGGACAATAGCAAAATGTTCCTCGAAAAGACATTTTTTCCTTACATTGATGACAATCATATTTCTACCGTTGTACATCTCGGGGATTTTGTTGATCGCCGTAAGTATGTTAACATCAATACCGCCAGACGTTTACGCGAAGATTTTCTAAAACCTTTATCTGATCGTAATCTCGCCGTTCATTTCATCGCTGGCAATCATGACACATACTTTAAAAATACAAACGATATCAACGCTCTTCGCGAGCTTGTAGTCGGTAAGTATCCTACGTTCAAGGTATACTCCAACTATCCAGTCGAGGTAGAGTTTGATAATATAATAGTACTACTACTTCCATGGATATGCGACGAGAATAGGAAAGTTTCACTTGAAAAAATTAAATCTACACCGGCCCAAATTGTTATGGGACACCTTGAGCTTGCAGGATTTGAGATGTATAGAGGTTCTATGGTTTCTCATGGCGATGATCGTAATATCTTTAACCGTTTTGATCTTGTTCTCAGTGGTCATTACCATCACCGTTCCTCTGATGGTACTATTTGTTATTTGGGCAGTCATGGAGAGTTTACTTGGTCTGATTATGACGATCCAAAAGGCTTTCATATCTTTGATACAGAAACTAGGGAATTAACTTTTATAAAAAATCCATATACTATGTTCGAAAAAGTTTGGTACAATGACACGGACACCAAGTTCCTAGAAACAGTGTTTGATTACAGCAAGTATCGAAAAAAAATTGTTAAGGTCATTGTTCAAAATAAAAATAACCCACTGTGGTTCGATAAATTTATTGAAAATATTGAATCAGAAAATCCTATTGAAATGCAAATTGTAGAAGATCATTTAAACCTTAATTTAGAAGATGATGGTGACATTGTCAATGAAGCTGAATCAACCATTGATATTTTTAAAAAGTATCTTGAAACGACACAAATTAAAAACGTTGATACAGTTAAATTGACGAGTAAAATTATAGAATTATATCAAGAGGCATTGACTGTAGAATGATATTATTTAATAAACTTCGATGGAAAAATCTTCTGTCAACAGGAAATATGTTTACAGAGATCGATTTGAACACTCACACGTCGACGATTATCGTTGGCGAGAATGGAGCTGGTAAGTCTACAATTCTTGACGCTATATCATTTGTTCTGTTTGGTAAAGCGTTTCGTAAAATTAATAAAGGTCAGATGATCAATACGATCACCAATAAGATGCTCGTCGTTGAAGTAGAATTCTCTATTAATTCGAATAATTATAAAATCATTCGTGGAATCAAACCAAATATATTCGAAGTTTGGATGAATGGTAATCTTATGAATCAATCAGCTGAGATGAAAGATTATCAGGAAATTTTAGAGAAACAAATTCTTAAGGTAAATCATAAGTCTTTCTGTCAGGTAGTTGTGCTTGGATCGGCAACGTTTCAGTCCTTTATGCAGTTGTCTCCTGCTGCTCGTCGCGATATTATTGAAGACCTTCTTGATTTACAAATTTTTACGACAATGAATTTGCTTCTCAAAAACAAAATCATGATCAACAACGACTCTATCGTTACATGTTCTAATAATAAGAAAATTATTGAAGAAAAGATTAAACTTATGAAGGTTCATCTTCTTGAACTTCAAAGTAATAATGAACAAATGATCGAAGAGAAGCGTAATCGGATTAATGAAACTAATGATAATATTACAGTTATCAATGATCAGTATTGGGAATTATCAAATAAGTTAAAAACTCTTCAAGAATCCGTTAGTGATGAAACGACTCTTACTAAGAAAGTTCAGAAACTTTCTTCTCTGAAACATCAGATAGAAGCCAAACGTGCTATTATTTCCAATGATATTAATTTTTTTAAGAAACATGAAAATTGTCCTACATGTACTCAGACCATTAGTAAAGATTTTCGTGAAATATCTATTGATACTAAAACTCGAGAAATAGAAAATATCGATACTGGTCTTAACCAACTAGTAACTCAATATGACGAAACAAACGCTAGTCTTGATAAAATTCTTGAGATTCATTCGCAAATAAACAATGAAAAAATGGAAATTCATCGCCTCAAAACAAAAATTAATTCTCTTGTTGACTACCGCGACGAACTTACAAAAGAAATATCAAATTTAAGTAAAAAATCAAAAGCGCATGACGGCGCTCAGATAAACGATCTTGAAGTCGAATTAAAAGAAATTGAAACGAATTATAACGATCTTTATAATGAAAAAAACCTTCTTAACGCTGCAGGTATTGTGCTCAAGGATGGTGGTATTAAGTCGAAAATTATCAAACAATATATACCTGTGATTAATAAATTGATCAACAAGTATCTTTCTTCCATGGAGTTTATGTGTCAGTTTGAACTTGACGAGAATTTTAATGAGACAATCAAATCAAGATATCGTGATGAATTCTCCTACGCTTCTTTCTCGGAAGGAGAGAAAATGCGAATCGATCTCGCGATCCTGTTCACATGGAGAGCGGTGGCCAAACTGCGTAATAGTATCAATACCAACCTTCTTATCATGGACGAGGTGTTTGATAGCTCTCTTGACTCTAATGGCACAGAAGAGTTCCTGAAGGTAATAAAAAGCTTGACTTCAGACACGAATACATTTATAATAAGTCATAAGGGTGATCAGCTTCAGGATAAGTTCGATCGATGCATTGTGTTTGAAAAACATAAAAATTTCTCGAGGATAGCATGACCGAAAAAGAAGTATGGTATGATACGTACGATATAATGTACGAAACAATTATGAAAAATAAAATGTTTGAGACAAAAATCGTCGATAAATTTTTGAACGAAAACGAACAGAAGCTAGTACATGATTCAATTATGGCGTCTGATTGGAAATTTCTAAACGATGTTAGTGGCGTAAATAATCATTCATATCCTTCTCATGGTTTCGTTCATGTTCTGAAACATCCTGATATTCAAAAACGATCTCCCAATTATCTACCCATTGTAAATAATATTTTCCAGCCAAAATTTTATAGTTTCGGCCTTGAAGTTAAAGAAGTCCATTATACACGAGCGTTTTTGCAAATACCAATGGCTCCTCAATATAAGAAAGAGCATAATGGTATTCATGTAGATCTTCCAAAAGAGATGAAGCATATTGCTTGTATCTATTATTGTAATGGATCTGATGGTGATACTATTATATACGACCAAACCAGCAATGATGCTGTTGGTGGTTCGGTAGGAGTAGCATTAACAGAACACCAGAGAGTAACTCCACAACGTGGTCGTATGGTGTTTTTTGATGGAAGTAGATATCATTGTTCAAGTCAACCAACGATTAATTATCGTTGTATCATTAATTTCGATCTTATTTTACGAGAAACATGATAAAACTTAATAAGACACTGGTGAAGGAAATACTATGGAATTAGTTAAAAGCGACGATATTATTTTAAAGACAACATGTAAACTTTTTGATTTTTTAAACCCACCATTTGACCCTATTGAATTTTCACAAAATCTAGTTAAGTTTATGTATGAAAAAAATGGTCTTGGTTTGGCAGCAAATCAGGTTGGTGTTGGATATCGCATTTTTGCTATGCGTGCCGCACCTGAGAACTTTGTTTGTTTTAATCCTAGGATTGTTATGCCTGGCACTGATCAGATTGTCCTCGAAGAAGGGTGCTTGACTTTTCCAGGTCTTTTAGTTAAGATAAAGAGGTCGCAACATATCAAGGTTCGGTTTCAGATACCGAATGGAGACACTTTGACTAAGCAGTTTACTGGTTTGTCAGCACGTATTTTCCAGCATGAACTAGATCATCTGGATGGCGTAGTTTATTATCAGAGAGCAAATAAGTTCCATCGGGAACAGGCCATGAAGCGCTGGAAACAAAACGGAGCGTAAATTGAATATTTTCTATATTGATCATGATCCCGTTCAAGCTGCCGAATGGATGGTTGATAAGCATGTGGTTAAGATGATCCTCGAGAGTGCACAGTTGCTCTCGACAGCACATCGTGTTCTTGACGGTCGTCAGGTAGAAGGCGTCAAAGTTAATTTAGAAAAGAAAACCGCTCGCAAAACCAAAGCTTGGGTTCTTGATGATTCAAGAGATTCAGTTTTGTATGCAGCGACTCATATCAATCATCCTTCTGCTGTCTGGTGCCGTAATTCTATTGAAAATTATACTTGGCTCGTTGATCACTTTTTTGCATTGATGGGCGAGTATACGTATCGTTACGAAAAACAGCATAAATGTTATGGTGAGATCTCGTATATGCTTCAGTCGCCACCCAAGAACCTGCATGAATATGATTGGACTCCTATGCCATCATGCATGGCTGATGAGTATATTATTTCAAATGAACCCTTGACTAACTATCGGAATTATTATAGAATAGGTAAGTCAAAATTGCATAAGTGGAAAAACCGCCAACCTCCGGAGTGGATTAATGACTAATTGGTTTAATGACGTAAAAGATTTTCATCGGGCATTCGGTCAACGTATTGGCGAAGTTCCTGCTATTCCCGAAAGTATTGATGAGTGTGTACTTCGTATGTCTCTTCTTGAAGAAGAGTTTGATGAATATTTTGATGCTGAAGAAGATGCTGACATTGTAGGAATCGCAGATGCTCTTGCTGATATTATCTACATTGCTTTGGGAACAGCCGTTTCATATGGTATTCCTTTAGATAAAGTGTTTGAAGAAGTTCATCGTTCAAATATGGCAAAGCTAGTTGATGGTAAGGTTCTTCGTCGTGCGGATGGTAAGGTACAAAAGCCCGAAGGTTGGACGCCACCAGATATTGCTGGCGTATTGAAAAAGTCACATGATGAAATTGTTTTGAGAAATGCACAAATTACGTTGTAACATTGCATATATACGAGTATATGATTCAACTAATTTAGGAGATAATTGTGGTAGAAATTTTAGTAAGACCAAAGATCAGTTCAGAAGAAGTTCTTGGAACATTTGTCGGTAATAATTATTATGATAGAATTATTCAAGATGATTGTGATCTTTATGCAGAAGCTATCGACGGTACTCTCACCGAAGATAATATTATTTTCAAGTTTCGTAAAAATACATTTACGAAAGAAGAATGCGATTCTGCATATATTGGTTTGAGAGGGGCTGCAACAGAATCACAAAACCGTGGTATGGCGGCTGGACCTCGTGGAGACCAGCTAGGTCAGGAAGGTCGTGGTAATCGCGACTGGGTTACACCAGAACAGATTGAAATTTTAGAGTATCTGTGTCGTCCTAATAATCCTATGGTAGAACATAACGAACATCGAACTTTGGATTCAATTAAGGAAAGTTACAAACATAATTCAAAAGAAGAAACACGTGGTCAGGTTTGGCTTCGTTCGGAAGTAACTAAGATTTATCCTGAGTACCATGGTTGGTTTGATAAGTGGCTTATGGGTCTTCATAATATGTCTCGTGAAGAGCAGATGAATGAAGCGCAGCATGTTATTGATAATTATATTTCAGACACCAATTATGCGCAGTCTGTGATGTCTGGTATTGCTGGATACTTTGATCGTTATCCTCGTATCCCTCATGGTCGTGCTTGTGCATATAATGAAAAGAATCCAGATAAGTTTGCTCTTTCATATCCTTATCTACACAAGCTGAATGATCAGTTTCGTGAACTGATTCCTGGTAGATGGAAAGCTCAAAATGCAGAGGCCGACAAACTTGACTATCGATTCCGCATCGATGGCACTGTCTTCACTACTCTTACTGTTAACCATAACTGGCGCACTGCCTGCCACCGTGATGCAGGCGATCTTACTACTGGCTTCAGTAACATATGCGGTATTACTGGGCCTGACGGGAAAGGATGGAGAGGTGGCCAATTTATTCTCCCTGAGTACCGTATTGCTATTAATCTCCAGCCTGGTGATATGCTCCTTGTAAATAATCACGAAGGTATTCATGCTAACGATGAACTTATCGGTGATGACAACGATCGTATGACCATTGTTGCATATTTCCGTGAAAAGATGGTTGACCTTAAGTCATATGATTATGAAATGCTTCGCAAGAAATATGTTGAAGAACGGCGTATGAATAAAAATCATAAATTGCATCGCACTCTTTGGAATGGTGTATCTCCTGCAATGTGGGAAGATAAAGAATGGTATGATTATATGAAAGCCCATTATATGAACGATCCATATAAAAAAGTAGAATCAGCTAGTTTGGATTCATTCTTTTAATGTGTGGTGTTCTTGCAATAACAATTGATAATTTTAATGAAGGAGATCACGATTTAGTTCGTGGTCTTTTTCAACAGTCTATGATTCGTGGTAAACATGCCACAGGCGTTTCGTATGTGAAAAACGAAATGATAAATACAATTAAAGAACCAATCCCCGCTGATGAATTTATTAAAACTCAAGATTTAAATTCTTGGAGAAATGAAGATGGTAACTTATATTGTATTGGGCATATCCGTTATTCTACCAGTGATCTTAACTACAATCAGCCTATGGCGTCTGATAAACTCTCAATCGTCCACAATGGAGTTATCACACAAGAACCAAAAGAATTATGGAGAAAATCCTTTGGTTTTGAAACTGAGACAGCCAATGACTCAGAACTTATTTTGCGCCAACTTGAAAGCGGAAAAGGACACCCATTAAAAACATTTAGACCGGCATCGATGGCGGTTTGTACTATTGATAATGATAAGGTAATTACTGCATTTAGAAATGAAGAACGACCTTTATATTATTATTCTGATTCTAGAATGACTATTTTTGCCTCGACTGCTGACATTTTAAAGCGGGCAGGATTAACTGATATTGAAAAAACCGAGATGTACCGTGTTTATATGGTGATAGATTTTACGCTTATGAGCCATGGTATATCTGTTCCGGATAACATTGAGGATTTACAATGACAAAGTATGATCGAAACACATTCACTTATGGTTATGAAATTGAATGGGGTGATATTGATCGCAAAATGCCAATTCCCGAAGAGCTCGGCGCATGGGAATATTGTGAAACTGATATCATAAATCTTCGTGATCCTTACCGTGGACTAGGCTCTGACCCGAAGGGTGTTAACCCACCTGTTGGTGGTGAGATCAATACCAAACCAACTAAGACATGGCAGGAGCAAGTCGACAACATTATGAAGCTTCATGATATGTTTGTTGATCATGGCACTGTACCGACTGCCGGTTGCGTTAACCATGGACATCTCCATATTCATGTTCCTGGCCTTACCGAAGACATCGATGCATTGAAGCGTCTGTCGCTTTATCTTCGTGATAATCAGCACATGACCATTGATCGTTGTTACCAGTTTCGAGTTGTTCCAAATATGGATCTCACTAAGACTGCCAAAACTTATCTTAAGCACGATGGTGGGCGTATTATGGCCGACTGGCTCGCAACTAATCTTGGGACAGTACCGACTGACTTCAATGATTGGCTTCGTGTTCATTGTTGTGGTAAAGATGCGGTTACTCAGTCTCGCCCTTTCCGATATGGTATTCACACATACGCTCTTAAAAATTCTAAGACTATTGAATTTCGTTGTTTCCGTAGCTCTGTTGATCGACGTGAAATCGAAGACTGTTTCAAGTTTGCCACTGAATGGATTGATGCGGCGCTCAATAATGGTCCAGACGTACAGGAAATTCTGTTCTACAATGATTACAAGTTTCCACCATTTGAATACGATCATGAGATGTATGTTGGTTGGGAAAAGACCAAACATGAACGTACTGATCGCAACCTTGATGATGAAACTGCCGAAAAACTTGGTCTTAACAAGCTCGGTAAGTCTCGTAAATTTCTTTCAGTATGATCTACAAAACGCTTGACAAAGAAGCATATTTGAGGTATAATAATACTCTGGTTGGGAAAGATCGGAAGTTTTCGAAAGTTGCCATAGGTATGTGGAACTATATGAAAGCTTGGGATAAATGGCCACCCAGAGTTTTAGAAGAGAACGGTGAGATTTTGTCCGTGTGTTTTATGAAACTTTCTGGTCAATCAAAATCCAGAGTTCTCTTCATATCTAATATCTTTACTCCTGTTCCGGGCAGGGGTAAAGGTTCTGCCAGAGAAATGTTACATCGTAATATTCTCGAAGCAGTTGATGTCGGGGCTACAAGCATACGATTAGACTGTAACCGCTCAGCCCTCGGCTTTTATGATAGGCTTGGAATGACTTATTGGGGAACAACCATAGGTCATTCCATGTTCTGCGACCTTCCTATTAACATGAAAGGCGTAGAATGTTTTAAAGATACGCAAAATATGACTGCAAGTGAAATCATAAACAAATATCCACAAGAACTTCGTAATGCAAAATTAAAATGGATAGCTAAAAAAGTTAAAAAACATACTAAATTTGACTTTGGACATCCATCACGCTATAATGAGTTCTTAATGCTGATATAATCTCGCTCTATCAAAATATGAGAATTTAGGAGATATAAAATGTTGAACTTTGAACCGAACTACTGGTACGTATATATCCTGCATAATAATTCTATCAATTGTTTTTATATTGGTTTGCATCATCAAATTGGCAGCAAATCATACACACATTCTTCATCTAGTATTTTTCTTCAAAAAGCTATTGAAGATAATTTAATCGACGAATATATTGTTTATAAAGGTGAGAGCAAAGAAAAAGCTCATGCTCTTGAAACATATTTAATCAATCTTGCGAAAAATAATGCAATTGATCTTTACAATAAAAATAGTGGCGGTGGATATGTTGGTGGCGCTCGCCAAAGTATTCTTGAAGAAAAAGATTATATTGTTGGTGAAAATATGATTTTTTATAATATTTTTCCAGAAAAGTATTCTGTTGAAGAATATGAAAAAATTAATTTACGTATTGAAAAATTAGCTTCAGAAGTTAAACAAGCAGTTATTGTCCAATTGGATACTCCTGATAAAGTTATTCATAAGGTAACTTATGAACCTGTTGATCGCATGGTTAAAATGGAGTTTTTGCAAATTACTGAAAATCATGTAGATCCTAAAGAAGTCAGTAAAGTCGCTGAGTCTATGCTGCGAGATCCTATTGCAGCTGTTCGAAAAGTTGAAGCTTGTACAATCGTTGAATATCCAGATGGTACAGAAATGCGTTTGGATGGCACGACAACTGTGCATGCTATTGAAAAATGCAAAATTTGGTCAACTGTTCCTGTAGTTAGGCTTAAATCAAACGTATTCAATGACACTAGTTCTATCATGAGAAATTATTGTTCAGCTCGAAATATTCCTGAACAATATAAAAAGGCACAGGATCCAAGTAAAGAACTACCGAATCACATTCATAATTTTCATATGGATCATAAAGAATTATTTGAAAACTCTTTTGAATATTTTTGTGAATGTTTTAAAGCTTTATATTACAAAAAATTTAGTACACAGGCTTTAGTTCAAAACCTTAAATCATATAAAGAAAAATATGAAGAAAATGAGATAAAAAGCGATAATTGGGTAAATTATAGTGCTAATAAGTTGCTTGAAAAAATTTCTTATTATGTTAACATGAAATTCCCTAAAGCATCAGTTAGTAGATCATCATTTTCAAGTTTGCATCGCGATGCAATTTCTAATCCGGCTAATTTCTTTGGCACTACTGGATCTTCGCAAGGAAAAACTGCTGAAGTTATTCTTGCATATCATACAGAAACTAAAACTGAAAACCAAGAAACGAAAATTTTTCAAAATGTGAAAAATAATTTCGAATTTTATAATTTTTTCCCTGATAAATCTAAAGCCATAAATGGGTATGTTCCATTTGTTGGGAAACATAATGATGCCATGGTGTTTATTGTTTCTTTGCCAGCTCGTTATGACACCACAAGAAAGGGTAATATGATAAATAATATTGTCAATATGTTGTTTGATGAAAAACAAATTGCAGCGTAAACAAGATTTTATTAACTGGTATCGCTGGTCGCTTTCCATTAAGGATTGCGATCCAGCGATTTTCATGACAAATTATTTGTTTGATAGATTTGAACATAATAAGGAGCAGAAGCTTTGGATTTCTTGGATCTATGGTACAACATATTACCTCCCAACTACATGGGTGATTTGGAACGAATTTCCGGATATGGAGCTCGTTGGCGTTGAACGACTTCGCGAATGGAATAATAACAATTACAAACGGCTCCGTTATCAAACTGACACCAAGTGGAATAAGGGTCATCTTCCAGCCCAGTTCGAGTCCTACAAACAATGGGTGGGCGATAAAACTCAACGGGAAGCATTTCAACCATTCCTTACAGGATCCCCCGATGAAAACTTCAAACAACTCTGGCCCGAAATAAAGTCGAAGTTCCATAAGTTTGGACGTTATTCAACTTGGTTTTATTTACAAACGCTTAAACAGTGTTGTAATATGCCAATTGAACCAAACAATCTTATGCTTGACGATTACGATGGTTCAAGGTCACATCGTAATGGTTTGCTTATGGCTCTTGGTCTTGATGAGTGGTATGATCAAAAACTTACTGCATCACAAATTGCTTATCTTGAAGGCGAGGCGCAAGATATTCTTAACGAGATTCGTAAAGATTTCCCCAACACTGATTACTTTGATATGGAAACATGTCTCTGTTCGTTTAAAAAACTGTTTCGTGTTAAACATGGTAGGTATCTAGGTTATTATCTAGATCGACAGGCCGAAGAGATTGCCAAATGCGAAAAAGATAATTGGAATGGTATTGACTGGCAACCACTATGGGACTCCAGGTCTGAAACTATACAAAATAAACTGTTGACTAATAGTATAAATCATAGTAAAATGAGTCTATACCTTAATTCTAATATTCTCGATGCAACTGGTATCTTCGAAACGAAGAGTGCTGGCATTGAAGCATTTATGGAGTAATTATGAAAGTTATTGCTATTGGTGGTGAACCAGGATCTGGTAAAACTACTTTGATGAAACGTATTATCGAGAATTATAAACTCGAACCTAAGTATGATTCGGTGAAGCTTGTACCTTATCTTCAGAAAGAGAACATATATGTTCTTGGTAAGTATGAAGAAGGTCAGGTATTCGCCGGAACAGATCGTATGAGCATGGCTGTTCAGCCAGAGGCTATTAAATTCCTCGCTACTTTGCCCAAAGATGCAGTTCTTCTTTATGAAGGCGATCGTCTTTTCACAGCTTCGTTTCTCGAGTCGTGCGTTGATAACTACGATACAACTATCGTTTATCTTTCAACGAATAAAGAAATTCGTACAGAACGATATAAAGAACGTGGTAGCGAGCAAAATGAAACTTGGCTTCAGGGACGAGAAACAAAGATTGGAAACATCCTTACTAATTTTGGATTGATGTTTCATATTACAAAGTTTGCCAACAATAACTTGGAAGAACAAGAAAGGGTGTTTGAGGCAATAACTGCAGACGTGGAGATTTATAATGCAGATAGATAAAGATTATTATATGTCATTGAAATCAACTAATATGGTTTGTGAAGATTCGGAAAATATTTCTTATAAGTATGCTGAGGATCGGATTATCGCCGACTTCAAAACCTATATAGATAAGACGTATGGTGAACACTACAAGTCTGAAGATCAGAGCATTGAATGTTTTGATGCTTGGATTGCATTTGGTGATTCGATGCCTACGTTTCGTAACACAGCGCTCAAGTATCTTTGGCGTTATGGTAAAAAGAATGGCAGCAATAAAGCTGATTTGATGAAAACGCTCCACTACACGCTAATGTGTTTATATGTGGATCATTATAAGGATGGTAAATAATGGAAATTAATATTAATATTGAAGAGCTTCGTAAGCGTAAGCTTTTCATTGCTACACCAATGTATGGTGGTATGTGTGCTGGTATGTTTGCTCGTTCAGTTGCTGATCTTTCAGCATTGTGTGCACAGTATGGAATTCCTCTTCAGTTTTATTTTCTCTTCAACGAATCATTGATCACTCGTGCACGTAACTATTGTGTCGATGAATTTATTCGTTCTGATGCAGATCATCTAATGTTTATCGACTCGGACATTGGTTTTAATCCACAAGATATTATCGCTCTTATGGCTCTTCAAACTCAGGATCCTGATAAGTATGACATCATTGGCGGTCCTTATCCTAAGAAGTGCATCAGCTGGGAAAAGATTAAGCTCGCTGTTGATAAGGGTATTGCTGACGAAGATCCAAACGTTCTTGAAAAGTTTGTTGGTGATTATGTCTTCAATCCAAAGGGCGGTCAGCAGAGCATCGCAATCGGTGAACCTTGTGAGGTTCTTGAAATTGGTACTGGTTTCATGATGATTTCAAAGCCAGCAATGAAGAAGTTCTGTGAGTTCTATCCTCAGTATATGTATAAGCCCGATCATGTTCGCACTGAACATTTCGATGGCACTCGTGAAATCATGATGGCTTTCCAGGCGGAAGTCGATCCTAAGTCTAAGCGTTACCTTTCGGAAGACTACTGGTTCTGCCAAAAGGCTCAGGAAGCTAATCTTAAAACTTGGTTCTGTCCTTGGATGAAAATGCAGCATGTTGGCACTTATATCTTTGGTGGATCTCTTGCTGATCTTGCATCAATTGGTGCATCAGCTACTGCTGATCCTTCGCAGCTTGGTGGAAAACCCAAGAAGAAGTAAAAATAAATGTTGCTATTGTGCTTGAAGTAGGGTACAATAGCAACACTTCCCTTTATCATTGGAGAATATATTATGAAGATTGATACAAACACCATCAACGTGCTCAAGAATTTCGCAAAGATTAATCCTTCTATTGTTATTACAGAAGGAAATGTTTTGAAAACCATTTCGCCATCGAAAACTATCATGGCTAAGGCAACGGTCGCTACTGAATTTCATAAGCATTTTGCCATATATAATATGGATCGTTTCCTTTCTGCACTCAGTTTGTTTAACGATCCTGAATTAGACTTTAAGGATAAGTTTGTCGTTATTTCGGATAATAATGCACATTCGAATTATACGTATGCTGATGAGGCAGCGATTAATAAGGCTCCAAATAAGGAGATTAACCTTCCTTCTATTGATGTATCATTTATCCTTACAGATAAGAACCTTAAGGATGTAGAAAAAGGTGCTGGTGTTCTTCAGCTTCCAGAAATCGTAATTTCTGGAGATGGTACAAACATTTTTCTTCAAGCTGCTGATACTAAAAATCCTTCTAGCGACGTTTACTCAATTAATATTGGCCTTACCGATAAGGTTTTCAAGGCTATCTTTAAATCAGAAAATATCAAAATTATTCCTGGTGAGTATAGTGTAGATATTTCTGCCCGTGGTATTTCTCACTTTGTAGGTAAGGAAGCTGAATACTGGATTGCTGTTGAACAGTCTTCAACTTTCTAATTGACTTTTTATTTCGGGGAGAGTATAATAGCTCTCCCCTTTTTGTTATGGAGATATGTGATGAGAATGTCTAATAAAAAACCTAAAAGATTGATGCAATCGTATGAACCGATTCGTAATCCATTAACTGAACTTTTGGGAATTGATGATCAAAAACAGGTTCCGCTTTTGATTTATTGCAAAGTAACTCATAAACTTATTCCTTCTGAGGAAACTTATGTAAAACAATATATGCAAAATATTGATCCGAGAACTTTGCATGTTAATTCTTTTAGATCTATATCTAAATTAGCTTTTGACGAGAAAAACCGTAACAATAAGAAAGGTTTTGGTTGGAAAACTAATGAACAACTTCAAATACCGACTTTGAATCTTGAATTGTTTATTAATGATAAGGTGGATTGTAATGAATAATGATTTTCTCTGGGTCGAGAAGTATCGTCCGAAAACAATTGAAGAAACTATTCTTCCCGCTGAACTTAAGGCGACCTTCCAACAGTTCGTGGATCAAAAAAATATTCCTAATCTTATTTTGTCTGGTACAGCTGGTGTTGGTAAAACGACAATAGCTCGTGCCATGCTTGAAGAGCTCAGTTGTGATTATATTATAATCAACGGATCTAATGAAGGTAGATTGATCGACACTCTACGAAATGAGATTGCAAATTTTGCATCTTCTGTCTCGCTTAGTGGTGGTCGTAAATATGTTATTCTAGACGAAGCAGATTATATGAACGCCCAAACAATTCAACCAGCTCTTCGTAACTTTATGGAGGAGTTCTCTCGAAACTGTGGTTTTATCCTTACTTGTAATTTTAAGAACCGAATTATCGAGCCTCTTCATTCTCGATGTTCTGTAATCGATTTTAAAATTGGCAAGAAAGATATGGCCAAACTCGCTGTCCAGTTCCTAAAGCGAGTTACCAGTATTTTGACTACCGAAAACGTGACAAATGATAAGGCAGTTGTTGCGGAAGTTATCAATAAGCATTTCCCTGATTGGCGTCGTGTTCTTAATGAACTTCAGCGTTACTCTGCCACTGGTGCAATTGATTCTGGTATTTTGGCAAATATCCAGGAGATCTCTCTTAACGAATTGGTTACTCTTCTTAGAGAAAAGAATTTCACTGGCATCCGTAAATGGGTTGGTGAGAATCTCGACAGCGATCAGAATATGATTTTCCGTAAGCTGTATGATCACTGTGCTGAATTTCTTGTTAAATCAAGTGTTCCTGCACTCGTTCTTTTGCTCGGACGCTATCAATATCAGGCAGCATTCTCTGCCGATGCCGAGATTAATGTCATGGCTTGTTTGACAGAGATGATGATGGAGCTGGAGTTTGCAAAGTGAACCCTTTCGATTATGTCGATTCTATTCTTAAAACTAAAGAAAATTTGATAGTCGACGAAATATCGGAAAAAGCATATGTTCCTTTTCTTACAAATCGTGCACTGTCATATCACCCGGATACTATCCTTTACGCCCAGGAGATGAATACCAACCACCACCTTGACCATAAACTTCAGTTTCAATATTTAATAAATACAATACGCCCGAAAGCCCGTAAAAAGTCTAAGTGGGCGAAGCGTAAGGAAGATACGGATATTGAAGCAATCCAACAGTATTTTGGTTATAATTACCAGAAAGCCAAAGTAGCTTTATCCATTCTTACAGAAGAAAATGTTAAAACCATAAAAGAAAAACTGGATAAGGGTGGGATTAAATGAATGACATTCTGGAAACTTTAATTGAGGTGAGGATAGCAGAAGAAGAAGACTTTCTTAAAATTAAAGAAACTCTTACAAGGATCGGGGTTGCTTCCCGAAAAGAAAAAAAACTCTATCAGTCCTGCCACATTTTTCATAAGCAAGGCAAATATTATATTGTCCACTTTAAGGAAATGTTTGCAATTGACGGTAAACCTTCTAATTTCTCCGATGAAGATATCGGACGACGTAATAAAATTATTGATTTGCTCCAGGATTGGGGACTGTTAAAGGTCGTTGACTCTGAAAAAATTAAAGATCCGCTGGCATCTATGAGTCAGATTAAGATCATTAATCATAAAGAAAAGAATGAATGGACCCTAGAGGCTAAGTATAACATGGGGCGTAAGAAGAAATGAAAAACTGTCAGGAGATTGAACGAGATATCGACGAAATTCGTAAAACATTTCGGAGAAAAAAGAAGTCTCCTGACGTTGTTGTAACTATATTAATTGCTGAAAAAACGCAAGGGAGTATTATTTGTAATGAAAATGCCATGGAAAATTGTGAAACAGACTTGGACTCCTTCAGACGAAAGACTTGAAGAGATTAAAACTATACTGTTTCCTCCTCTAATTTTAGAAGAGAAAATGGATAAAGACGGCTCGGTAATGAAGTATCATATTGATTATTCAGTGGATTCAAATTTAGATGCTGCATTAATGGATTTACAGGACAATCATAACGATCCTGTAGTACATAAGACTATCAATAGCGTTATTAATAGACTAATGAAAGCTCGCCGTCTACTTGATGCTTATGCTCAATTCGACAAGGATGCCAAGTATATCTTGGTCGAAGACATGGAAGATCGTAATGAAGAAATCCAAGCTACCAATAGAGAATATTGATAAATTTATCACAGCTCTTGAAGAGATGATTGATGCCCGAGATGATATGTGGGAGGAAGAGAAGTACTCTAACTATAGACACATGGAACGTATTAAGGCCGATAGATATCTCCCGGCCAAGAATCTTCTCCGAGAAGCCCTCTACGATTTCGTCGTAGAGGTGATCGACGAGGAAGAAATCGACTCTGAAATCAAAAAAATCGCTTGACTTTTTCCTCTGATAGGGTATAATTGGTTATAAGCTTGAGGAGAACACTATGTCAACACAGATCCTTCCCGCCTATTACACGACCACGAATCTTAGACAACGTAAGAGTAAGTCGAAGGTGACTGGCCAGGTATCGAAACACGATCTCTGGCTACGTAAAAATGGTGTACATCCTGATCAAATCAGGGCAAAGAAAACTGTTGACGTAGGATGGAAAAAAAGGTATAATGAGACTATGGTTGTTGAGGGTAATGATTACGAATCATCCGGGATGAGCGGCAACGCTGCTTCCTGTCTAAAACGTGACATTATGACCAACCTCCATAAGGAACCAGAAAACGTTCGTAAGGAAATCCTTATGAAGGCGAGCCGTGTGATGCCTCTGTTCAATAAAGGCGGATTGCAGTATGCGACTCCTGGTGAAGATCTTACACAGGTCGGCTCAAAGTCTAGGAGAGGTTAATATGGATCAGGTGCAAATTCAGCTTCAGGATACGACTGGTAACTGGCGTACGTATCAAGTTACATTGAGCAACTCCCAAATGATCTACTCTGGGATGCATTCTCTTGCCTCCCAGTTTCCTGGACAGCGAGTTCGCTGTGTGGATATGAATGGACGAATTATTGACATTTTGTGAAAATAACTGTTGACTTTCGTTAAAAATTGTAGTATACTTACTAAATAATTTAATCAGGAGAATCTAATGACAACCCAATTTGAAAAGCTGCATACTGCTCTAGTACTTAACGGTGAAAAGCTCACTGCTAAGCAGATTTCTGCACGATATAATATTGCTAATCCACACGATGCTGTTTACCAGCTACGTATGGAGGGTTACTCTATCTACTGTAATAAACACACAGATACTAAGGGACGTGTTACGAATAAATATTCATTCGGCACACCATCTCGTAAAGTTATTGCTGCAGGATATAAGGCTCTTGCGGCTGGTCTCGTCTAAAGGTTCCTAAATCAGGAATTTTAGAGGCGGGGCTGAAAAGTTCCCGCCTTTTTCTTTGTTAAAATAACTGTTGACTTAGGTTTCTATCTAGGGTATAATGGTGATACTAAATCGGCGCTGTTTGACAATTTAAACCTAGAAACAACGAAAGTTGTTTCTTCATAGATACATCGGGACCGACTCGTAAGAGGCTCCTGAAGGTGAGGGATTAGGTGTATCTTTGTAGAAACAGATTGGACACTTAGCTCAGTTGGTAGAGCATCGGACTTTTAATCTGATGGTCCTGGGTTCGAGTCCCAGAGTGTCCACCATTATACTGGCGCATAGCTCAGAGGAAGAGCACTGTCCTGATAAGACAGGGGTGGAAGGATCGTTACCTTCTGCGCCAACCAATAATCCGTGTGTAGCGCAGCCTGGTAGCGCATCTGGTTTGGGACCAGAGGGTCGGGAGTTCGAGTCTCTCCACACGGACCAAATATACGGAAGAGTGGCCGAGTCTGGTTTAAGGCACCGCACTTGAAATGCGACGTACCGCAAGGTACCGTGGGTTCGAATCCTACCTCTTCCGCCAATACGTGCCCTTTAGTGTTGAAACAGACTAGGGTGATGGTAAATGATTCTCTCTCAAGCTGCAGCATCAATGAGAGACACTTAAATAACCATCCGTTGCCGGACTACGATAGTGACCGGAGCTATTTGGGGCGTTCGTCTATCGGTTAGGATCCAGGATTTTCATTCCTGTTAGAGGAGTTCGACTCTCCTACGCCCTACCAATTTTTGCCGTTCGTCTATAAGTTAGGACACATCTGCGGAGTCGGGTGAGAGATAGGTGCAAATCCTATACGGCAAATCTTTACGGACCATTAGCTCAGCTGGTAGAGCAGGAGACTCTTAATCTCTTTGTCGAAAGTTCGAATCTTTCATGGTTCACCAAAAATCCTGCTAAATAATAAAAACAGGATAATATGATGATTAAAAAGATATTGATATTTGGCGATTTTAAAACTCTAGAATCTATGCCGCTTAAAAGCGCATCTATTTCAAGAATTGCATATGCTTTACGTAAAAAAAACTTTGAAGTAAAACAGATACACCATTGCACTAATTTTTCTTATGATGAACTTAATAAAATTGTTTCTGATTTTTCTAATAATGAAGAAATTCTTATTTGTGTTAGCACTTCTTTTCTTGCTGGTGTCGATAGAAAAAATAAAAAGTTTAAACTTCCATCAAAAGAATTTGAAGACATAACTAGAGTATGGGGATTAAAAACCATACTGTTCCTGTTGAACATAGGAAAAATATGTGAAGCGAATAATTTCAAATATATTCTGGGTGGCTGGGAAATAACTTCTATTGCCATGAAAAGAAAAAAAGATATTATGGGTTTTGATTTATTATCAAAGTATGTAACATATTTTGTTATTGGTAATAATCCTGATATTATAGAAAAAATATGTAATGAAGAACCATTAGAAATTAGTATCATTAACGGTAAACCTATTTTACGCACTGATGATTTATTTGATTTTAGTGATTGTGCTTCGACATATATTTTAGATGATAAAATTTTTCCTAACGAAAGCATATGTACAGAAGTTGCTGCTGGATGCATATTCAGTTGTTCGTTTTGTGATTACGCTGCATTAGGAAAAAAGAAAAACGAATATACAAGATCATATGATAGTTTTGAAAAAGAAATTATTGAAAACCATAAAAACTTCAATATCGACTTTTATACATTAACTGATAATATCGTTAATGATACACCCGAGAAAATCAGATACTTAATTGATGTCAGGAATAAAACTGGTATTGATTTTAAGTGGACTGGATATGCTAGATTAGATACTATTCGAACCAAAGAACAAGCGATTCTTTTAAAAGAATCTGGTATGATTGGGGCTAATTTCGGTATTGAAAGTTTATATAAAGAATCAGGACCATTTATCGGTAAAGTAACTGATAAAGTTAGGCTTCTAAAATCTTTAGAAATATTGAGAGATGTTTTTGAAGATGAAGCTATTTTTACTGGATTGTTTATCGCTGGTTTGCCCAAAGAACCAATATCACATATGATCGAAACATATGAGTGGTTAAACAGTATTGAAGGCAGATATTATCTGGACCATTATGCATATACTGCATTTGTCTTATATGTAAAAAATAAAGATAAAAACGAGATAAATAAATCTAGAAACGATCCATTTAAAGACTATGTTTTACCAAACGATAATCCAAGAAATTGGACTAGTCCATGGTCTTCTTATGAAGAAGTTTTAGAATTATCAAGAACTTTTACGATGGAAAGAGCTAACCGAATTGGTGGTGCGTTTTCTTTGCCATATCTTTATAATAGTGGATATGATATTAAAACATTGATAAAAGATATTCGTGAAAGTGGTAAAAAAGGTTTACCATTTAGATATGATATACAAAAACCATTTAATGAATATCTTGATAGGTATAAAAAAAGTATACTATGAGTTTTTCCCGATAGCTCAGTTGGTAGAGCGTCTGACTGTTAATCAGAATGTCCCAGGTTCGAGCCCTGGTCGGGGAGCCAAATTAACTCATCTTCGTTGGATGGACCCTCATTGAGTGAGGCTGAGAAAGCAGGTTCACAACTGCCATATCAGCGGAACAAGTGATAGTGAGGCAACGAGGATAGAGTTGCTAACATTAAGGACTGTGAATCTTTAATGTTAGATTAGTTCGCCCGGTTAGCTCAGCGGTAGTAGCGCCTCCTTTACACGGAGATTGTCGGCGGTTCAATCCCGTCACCGGGTACCATTATTGGGGACATAGCTCAGTTGGGAGAGCGTCTGATTTGCATTCAGAAGGTCTGCGGTTCGATCCCGCATGTCTCCACCAAAGGCAAACAGTATCGGGGGCATCTGATACTCAACGGTTGTTAGTGACGATGGGAGATATCGGAACTATCACTTATTCGCCCTTATAGTTAAATGGTATAACAACTGTTTTGTAATCAGTCGTCCGGGGTTCGATTCCTCGTTGGGGCACCATTATAGCGGGATAGGGAAGAGGTCGTTCCCGTCAGTCTCATAAACTGAAAATCGTGGTGTTCGAATCCCACTCCCGTTTCCAATATTTAAAGGGGGGAGATGAGAACCTCTCTTTCGCCGGCGATCGTGGAGTCAGCCGCCATCTTCGGGTATAGTGTGTGGCCACTGGAGTCCATTTAGCTGATTCGATCTTAATCTCAATTAATCTTTCACCGCGATAGAGTGAAGCTGGATTGTAGTAACCAGTGCGAGTTTGGCCTCGTAGCTCAGTTGGTTAGAGTGCTAGCCTGTCACGCTAGAAGTCGCCGGTTCGAGTCCGGTCGAGGTCGCCATTTTATTCCGGAGTAGTTCAGTTGGTAGAACGACAGACTCTGAATCTGTATGTCGGTGGTTCGAGTCCATCCTCCGGATCCAATAAATAACATTATGGTGCTTGGGGCGGACGGTAAGTTGCGGGACTGCAAATCCTTGAGAACCCAGTTCGACTCTGGGAAGCACCTCCATATTGATTGAGTAGCTCAACTGGATAGAGCGCCGGTCTTCGAAACCGGATGTTGAGGGTTCAAGTCCTTCCTCAATCACCATTTATGCGGGTATAGCTCAGTGGTAGAGCACTTCGTTGCCAACGAAGATGTCGTCGGTTCGAGTCCGATTGCCCGCTCCAACTTTTATGCGGAGTTAACTCAGTGGTAGAGTGTCAGCCTTCCAAGCTGTTCGTCGCAGGTTCGAATCCTGTACTCCGCTCCACTATTGCCCTCCTGGCCCAACTGGTTAGAGGTGCTTGCCTTAGAAGCAAGAGGTTCTCGGTTCGAATCCGAGGGAGGGCACCAATATTATAACAGCAAAGGAAACCAAAATGCAAATGACACCGACTAAGATCTTTAATAAGACAGCTCCATATGAATACCTAGCTTTATTGTCAGGGTATACTATTTTCCTTGGTATCATTGGGTATTTTGTTTATAGCGTATTTTAAAAGTTTGCTACCTTAGCTCAGTTGGTAGAGCAATGAACTAGTAATTCATAGGCCGTCAGTTCGAATCCGACAGGTAGCACCAT